CTGATAGGTTGCTTTCAACTCGGCACTGGTGGCATCCAGCTCGTCCAGGTCTAAGTCGATCTCTATCGTGTCATCTGGTTTTTGTTGGGACAAAAGAACAACAGTCTCCACATGCACCGTCTGACAAAACTGGTCGACTGCCACGCACTTTTCCATGCGGTAGCCTTTTGCCTCAAACATTGCCAGATCTCTTGCAAGACTGCTCGGTTTGCAGGAAATATAGACTATGCGTTCCACACCGTAATCCAGAATCTTGGTTATCGTTTCATATAGGTGTGTCACTTTATCGCATTTATTTATAAAATATCACGAATGGAGGAAACTCGCAATGTCAAAAATAAAAATACCACACAAAATTCGTTATAGTAACCTGAAGCTGCAACGCATCCGTGCCGGCATGACACAGAAACAGCTCTCCGAAGCGTCCGGAGTTCCTGTGAAATCTCTAGGGAACTTAGAACAAAAAAGACGCAATATCAACCATTGCCGTGTCGATATCGTATACCGTTTGGCCAGTGCCCTTGGCTGTGAAATGATTGATATCCTTGATTCAGAAGAACTTATAAAAAGTAGCAAATTACCGTTAATTCCCTAGTTTTTAATGTGAAAGCCTGAAGGTTCGGCAGCCCCGCTGGACGTCCTCGTAAACCTTGCACCCGGCCACCGGCCAGAAAGGCGTCGCCTATGATTGTATAAATTCATCCTGGGTTTTCTGCAGCTTCCCCGTGCAGCTTAATCGAAGCACTCCACGGTAATCCTTTCAGAAAGGAATGAATCAAAATGTTTGACAAAGAAAAATTGAAACAGGCCATGGATGATCATGGCGATACGAATAAAGCACTTGCGGTCTTCCTGGGCATGACTGCATCCAATTTCTCGACGATTTGGAACGGGCGGCAGCCATTCCAGTGCAAGCATATAGTCCGGATTGCGGTCCGGTATCAACTCTCCCCGCAGGACGTGTGGGATATATTCTTTCTGGCCGATGCTGAGGCCATCAAAAAAGAAGCCAGAGAGGCTTGATCTCCCTGGCTTCTGTCTGTATTTCCGGCATTGATGCCTGGATCATCTTATTTCAGAAGTCTGTTGACTTCCTTCTGAACTGCATTGTAGTCGTAACCGGCCGCCTGCAGTTTCTTCTTTCTGGCATCGCCGTTTCCCCACTTGCCTGCGATGGCTTCCTTGGCTACGGCAGTCACGCTTTTCTTTGTAGAACTTCCGCCCTTGGCCAGACGATTGACCTCTGCCTGCACTGCTGCATAGTCATATCCTGCTGCCTGGAGCTTCTTCTTGCGATCGTCGCCGTTTCCCCACTTGCCTGCGATGACTTCCTTGGCTACGGCAGTCACGTCTTTCTTTCCGGTTGCAGGCGTTGGAGCTGCTTCCTTGGTTGCCTTGCTTGCGTAGTTCGGGAGACCGAATCCGCGGATGTATCTTCCGTTGACTGCGAGCGTTCTCTCTCCGACTGCATCGTTCTTATTGCCTTCGATCACGGTGATGGTCTTTCCGTCGCATGACTCTACAATGCCAACGTGATCAGCGCTTCCTTTGTTATTTCCTACGCCGCTATCCTGCCAGTCGTAGTAGATGTAGTCACCCGCCTGCGGAACGTATGCATCGTTCTCCTGCCATCTTCCTTTTGCCTGCCAGAGTTTGATCTGCTCATCGCAGCCACACTCTGTTGGAATGATGTCTGTGTGCCCTTCCAGGATTGCGATTGCGGATCCAAATGTCGCACACCAGGCATCTGTGTACTTCACTGCGTATCCTCTGGCCAGTGGCTTGTGCGCATTGTAAATGTCAATGATCTGCTTGTGTGTTCCATTGGATTCATTGCATCCGATGTACTTTCTGGCTCTGGTTACCATGGCCTGTCTGATCTTTTTTTCTGTCATTGCGGCATCCTCCTTGTCGTATTTAGTGAGTTCGTACTGAGTAATCAGTCGGTAGCTACTTTCGACGTATGTGCTTGATGTGGCATATCCGTCGTTTTTGATTGTCTGCAGGTATTCCTTCGGATCCGTGATTCCTCGCAGATTCTGATACCTTTGCAGCTGGATAAATTCAAAGTATCCCTTGACGCCTTCCTCCAGGCTGTCATAAACCCTGAAACTATCCTTGATGGTCGTCAGGGTTCCTGGCTGGTATTCTTCCTGGGTGCTAAGGTTCACGCTCTTGCCGGTCCACTTGGAGCCGCATTTCAGTCCAAAGTAGTTATGATACTTCGCCGCCAGCTTGCTTTCTCCCCATCCAGATTCCAGGATCGCCTGTGCTATGATCGGGCTATGCACGAGGATTCCGTGAACGTATGCGTATTTCTGTACGTTCTCTGCGATTTCCTCTATGAATTTCTGCTGCTTCTTTGTAAGAGCCATTTTGCATACCTCCTAATAAATAAGGGCAGCCTCCTGGCCGCCCTGGGTGATGTGTCTCTTATTTCTCTGAATCGTCAGAGAGTGGATCGTCGGATCCAATGTTTGCGGAGTCGGTGAGTCCTTCTCCGATGATGTATGCCACGACGGATGCTCCGGCCATGATGAGTGCCGTTACCTGTGTGGCTGTGTTCTCTGCGCCTCCTGTGGCTACGATCATCATTGATACGAATGATGCCACTGCTGTCCAGAGCTTTCTGCTTGTCAGTTTTCTTTTCCAATCGATGTTTTTCATGATGCTTGTTCTCCTTCCTCGATGATATGTTTCAGTGCTTGCTCGTTCAGAAAGTTCTTTTGTTCGTGCTTAACCTTCTGAGCGTAGTTCAGGGCTGCGTGCATGTCTCCGTTGCAGTGCGCATCCGGGATTCTCTGCACGGCTCTGGCTGTGGCCTCTCCGAGTGCTATGGCTGCGTTTACGCTGTTGATGATGCAGAGCTCATTCTTCTCTCTGATCTGCTCGCGTTCGTCTACCTTACGCTGGCGTTCCTCGCGTTCCTCTTTTTCCTTGTCCGCACGCTTCTTGATATTCTGCTCGATGAGCCAGAAACAGAAGCCTGTGAACGCGGACGGAATGCTGGCGGCCACGACGATTGTTGTCATGTCCATTGGTTCCTACCTCCCTCCTGCATTTAATCTGTTGCAGCTTCTGCATGGCTGCTGGCCTGCCGGGATAAAATAAGCCACGCACTCGCCGCAGGTACCGAAGTACTGGCAGCTTTCCGTGCATGGCTCGTATGTCCTTCTGCAGGTGTTATCAGGATTCCGGTGTAGGCACTGGAACCTCTGGCTCTTTCTTTGAGGCGATGATCTCCTGCATTTCTTCATCTGTGATCCATCCTCTCTTGACTGCGTTCTTCAGCATTGCTTCGGACGCACGTCCTTCCTGGTATAATCTTTTCAGTCTGTCGTACATTTTACTCACCTCCAAGAATCGCGAGCGTGATGTCATCGACGCTCTGGTTAATTGACTCGATCTGAGCCTGCTGCTTTGTGACCGTCTTTGTCAGGATCTCCAGCTCTGATGGCTGCTCTCCGGATGCTTCCGCTTCCTTGGCATTCTGGATCCAGGTCTCTGTGTCTGCTGCGACTGCTGCAGCGAGGCCTTCTCTGTAGATCGTGTCTACTGTATAGCGGTCAAATGTGAAGTATTCCTGTGGCTCCTGGTCTTCTCCTGAAGCCTGGCGCGTGAATGGGCCCTGGATATTGTCATATAAAATGACGGTGCAGGATCTTCCTTCGATTGGCGGGAGCGCCTCAATTTCAAACTGCGACGCAGGCCTGATGTTGCTTTCTGTCTTCATCAGCAATTACTCCTTTCAGATGCTTAATATTAACAAACGGCCGCACCCATTTCTCGTAGAAGTGCTGGCTGTCTGAATTCACGATGTATCCGATGTATGAAACCATGGCGTGCGCGTTCCGGATGGAGGCGTATGCGGCTCTTGCGATCGTCCTGACCTTCCGGCTGATCCTTAGCATGATCGACTTCCTGATGGTTGTCTTTGCTCCATGCGTTCCATTTTTCATTTATGCTGCCGGTAGTTCCGGGGGATAAAGAGTCCCCCGGTCCCCCTTTAAATGGCAGCCTTGCGGCAATGAGGGCGACCGCCGAAGTCCCAGTACGTATAACCCGTACCGCCGCTACAGTTCCGGAAGAAAGGCCCGGCAACCGGAGCGTCGGCCACGCCACCGCCAGAGAGCACCAGCGTTCCGCCTTCGCTCTGGTAGTAGTAATCGCCGATGTATGAGTCGGCTCCACCACCTACCTCAACCGGAAGCTCGTATTCAGGATGCAGGCTGTCGAATCCCATCTTTTTGATGTATCCGTCGCTTGTCGGGCATACGTAGCCGAGTTTCTGGTAGTCTCCGGTGTACGTGTTGTCTGCGTAGCTCGCACGCTTATTGCAGCAGTAGTGCTGACGGTTCTTGATGTTGACTCCGTCGCGGAACTGCCACATGTTTCCGAACCAGTCCTCAATCCATAAGAAACGGACCGCACGTCTTCCGGAGAGTTTGATTCCGGTAGCCCCTTCGGGATTTTCCAGGCATCCGTTCGGGCATTTCATCGCGGTTGTCTCACCGGTGTTCTGAACGCATGACCAGATTACGTTGCCTTCTGCGATATCCACTGGAGGTCCGTCGAAGTAGATTTCTGTCGCTGCTTCCACCTCTGTTGACGCCTTGAATGCTGTGATCGTTCTGCCCCATACGACGTTATGCGACCATATTCCTGTTCCGATGGCGATCTGTTGTCCTACGAAGAAGTAGGCAGCCTTATCTGATGCGATCGTGATGCAGTTTGTTGATTTCTTGGCCTTCAGAGCTTTGTCGTTTTCGTTCTCTCTGAATTCAGTACGTCCGGATCCGAGGATTCTCTGCACCTGGGTTCCTGCGAACATGATTATAAATAAATGATCGAGCAGGAACATGTTCCATACGTCGTCAAGCTGCCAGCCTTCGCCTTTGTTGCGGCTGCGGGTTCTGAAGGTTGCCCTGGTTGCCTCTGTGAGTGGCGTCGCTCCGGCAATCGAACGGATGACGTCCTTGGCTCCTGTGGCTGCATCTTTTCCTGCGGATCCGTTGAAGATCGGGATGTAGATCTTGTCGCTGATGCTGCTTCCGTCTGTGAATGCAGGGTTGACGTGCAGGCCATCCACCGGTGCGGATGACACCCATCTGTATTCCCATTCTACGCCATCGCTGTCCGTCTCAAAGTAGCGAGATGTATAGCAGAGCGGCATTTCCAGCATGACGTCTCCGTTATCTCCGGTCCAGGAGAAGTTGGCATCTCCCAGGTATGCGGTGACTTTCCTGTCTTCTGAAAGGTTGCACGGTCTGCAGGCGTTGTATGGATATACCGACTTCATGAAGTCGTTCTGGACGTCTCCGGTTCCGACTGCTGCCTTTGCTGTGAGGCCAACAGCTCCACCGAGTCGCTCCCAGCTCTCTGCGCCGCAGCTCTGCTGACCGACTTTCTTTCTGGCTCCGTATTTCTTCACGGCTGCCTGCTCGATGATGGTTACTCTGTCTGCCAGGGCTTCCAGGTCGCTCTGAAGCGCCAGGCCTCCTGCTGTCACAATTGTGACGCTTGATGCGTTGGCTACCTCCAGGTAGTAACTCATGTAAATTACGGACGGGATCACGCCGTTGTATGCTGGCATGTAGTCGCTGGTGCTTGCGGTTGCGATGCTGTATAAGATCTCGCCATCGTCCGGATCCTGTGCGAAGATGCCGAACTCACGGATTTCATATCCTGATTTCAGGACGTCCGTGTCGCTGGTCTTATTTGTGATCGCCACCTTCAGAACGAGTGTACTTCCGTTCTGGATCTCTTTGCTGTGAATCGGCAGCGTCTGCACCGGTGTCTTGAGTGACGTTCTGGTGTCTGTTGCCTCTTCGGAGCTGTACTGGCCGGATCCGGTCTGCGCCTTTGTGATCTTGATCGTGCATTTGCCCGCCTGGGCTTTTGCCAGGAGCGCTTTTCCTTTCGTGGTCAGTTTACTTGGATTCCAAATAAGCATTGATTTATTCCTCCTTTATAACTGTTGTTGTCTGGTAGTCAATGTTTGCTCTCATGGCAGCTCTTTCGCTTTGTGAGAGGTCTGCTTTGCCGGTTTCTGCATTCAGGGCGTGGGTGCTTTCCTCTGATGCATTGGCTGGCCCGACATCGATGGTGCCGGATGCCTCCGTGGCTCCCTGGTTATCATTCAGGACGTAGGTGCTTCCTTCAGTGCCGGTTGCACTTGCGATAAATGCTCCGGCCGTAGCCTGGACGTCTCCTGCTGTGGTATTCAGAGCGTAGGTCTCTGTAACCGGTGCGGCGACTGCTGCCACGTTCATTCCTTCGGTTGCGTCTGTATCTGATATCTCGTGATTGCTCACGGTGCATTCGCTTATAGCTGTGATGTGGGTGGCCATGGTTGCTGCAGAGTGAAGTTCTCGCAGCACGGTCACCCTTCGGATGTGGGATTTTGAATTCTTGACCTTCTTAATGACTGAGGTCAGCTCGTTGATGATGTCCTTTGTCATCAGCGCCTCTGTCTCCACATCGAACGTGTTCGCTTCGATCGGCGGCTCGGTAAAGTCGAACCACTCGATCAGTCTCGCATCGCCTCCGAACACCGAGGCGATCAGTTCCTCTGTTGCTTTGACTGTTCCGGCTTGCGTGTACCACTTGAGCGTGTTCTTTATGATTGAGCGCTTTGTCTCAATGTCTGCACTCTGGTCGTAGTACATGGCTCGCGTTTCCACGGCCAGGTAGTCCAGAGTGGATTCCGCCAGGTGGTCGATGTCGCAGGAGCTGCCTACGCCTGCAGCTTTTTCCAGCATTCTAATGATTGCCATGTGCAGCGCGTAGCTTATGCTCTTAAATTCCGGACTTGTCTCATCCGGCCAGAGGTCTGCGAGCTCTCCGTTTCTAATATCAATCATCCTCAACACCCCCGTATGTCACGTTCTTGCTTGTGCAGTACGCGATGGAAGTGCCGCCGATCTTCTGAAAGACCGGACTCTTGATTTCTACTCTCTTGGCTCCTGCTGCAGTCACTCTTTTGATTAGCTCCGAGCTGTTGATGTCTCGGCCAATCTTGGACTGCTGCCAGGTTATGAAGTCATCCACTGCCTTGGTGACTTCGTTCTGGATTGTCGCCACGGATCCTGAATCTGAAGAATTGATATAATAGGTCAGGTCTATGCTGTAATTCACGGAGGTCGGTCCTTTTACCATGACCTTGTCGGTCAGTGGCCGGATGCTCGGATCCGTGATGTACTTTGTCAGCCCTGTGATCATTTCCTGGCTTGGGACTCCGTCGTCCATCAGGAAAACGATATCTACCTCGCCTGGGTTGTCGCTTGAGACCTTGACGTCTGCGATGGTGCTGTTGTATGTCTTTACCCAGTAGATATATGCTTCTTCGGTTCCTGCTGTTGAATAGCGGGACGGCGCGATGTAGATTCTGTCCTTCAGGGATTCGTCGCTCTCCGGATCCGCGCCGCCATCTGTTTCCGTGATGTTGGTCACGCTTTCTATGTACGGGATTGGATCCACGAGCGTCCGAATAGCTCCCTCCTGGATTCCATTCAGATCTGCACCGGTCTCGATGGAAGTGCAGGTCACATCGACCGTGGTCTCTCCTGCCTTGATTTCTGCATACTCATCAGTCGTGAAGTAAACCTCGCCATCTGTGACTCTGGTTCCGGCTGGTATTGCTGTCGCTCCGGTCTGCACTTCTGAAAGTGTGAAGCGTATCGTCACGGTCGCTGGCTTGGCAGCAGTCCTCTCGATGCCCTTGAGCGCCGCCAGGTTGTCCAGGAAGGCTCCGAATGCGTACTTGAGAAGGTTCTGCTTTCCGGCTCTATCGACGTACATGTACATCTGGTAGATCTGCACGCTGCAGGCGTATAAGATCAGGGCGATTGGCTCGCCTCTGTCCAGCACGGTTTCTTCTCCGGTTTCCTCCATATATTTGTCCTGGTAGTCCCGGAGCATCTGCTTTTGGATTCCATCCAGGTTGATGTCATCATCGATAAAACTGACGTCCGGGAGTCTCTCAATCTGTTCGATTGCCATGCTCTTTTACCTCCTTCCTATGTAGATATCCAATTCCAGCACTCCTTCTTCGTCCTGGGTTCCTTTTATGTCCTGAAGCTCCAGGCTTGGTATGTATTCATCCATCGCCTCCGCGAGCTCCACTGTGATCATGTTGATCGCGTCCGGTCCCGGCATATCAATGAAGATCTGCGTCAGGCCGAATCCCCGGCTTCCTGGGATGGATCCTTTTCTTGCGATCAACATTGATTCGATGATGTCGTTGGCCAGTTCCAATTCATCCGGTTCGATGGAACCGTCCGCGTCTTTGATTTGGTTAATTCGCATAAAAGCCACTTAGATTCCCTCCTTTATGAATATTCCATGAATGTGACATCAACCTTGGCTTTCACAAGCTCTCCTTTGTTATAGATTTTGTCCCAGGATTCTGACTGGCTTGTGATTGCGAACTTATTCGAACCTATAATTTTCCCACCAATTACCAAGTATTCCGTCCGGCCGTTCCGGTTCGCTTTCCGGAGCTTGCCAATCATTTTTCGCGGTTTCACGCCGTGTTCTGCAGATAGCGTGAGCGTGAGTGTGACGCCCATCGCATCCGGTCCGCTAAATTCTCCTCGCGGCACCCTCTGAAGGACATTGTGCTTCGTCCACCTGGAGTCCTGCGATACTTTGAGGTCCTTCGGCGTCAGAATTTTTTCGCTGTTAACCTCAAATATCAGATCCGTTCCCCAGCAGCCGAGCGTTCCTCTTGCCTTCGCACGACCCTTTTTTTCATTAGTCTTTTTTTTATTGTTGGTTTTCTTTTTGGTACTGGTCTTTTTTTTATTCTTCTTTTTAGCTGCAATACTAACCACAGTCTTTTTCTTTTCTACGATTGCTTTCAGATATTGTCCATAAGACCAGCCCCATTTGCCGTTGTATTTAATGTGGTACCATCCGCCTTGCTTCTTTCCATCTCCGGATACCGTTTTCCCGGATGGGATCGTCTTCAGGATGGTTCCGTTCGGCTTGCTTCTCAGGTGGATACCTGACTTCGCTGTGACTTTGTATGTCGCCATCTGAATACCTCCTATCCTTTGATGTGATTGATGATCTCGGCCACGGTGATGCTTCCGCACTTTGTGGTCAGGGTGATCTTTGAAGCATCGAGCGTAATTGCCGGTGCGTGGATCTGCAGCGAGTTTCCTGAATACTGTAGGAAGGCTTCACCAATTGCCTGTGCCAGGTCCTTCCGGTATACGCCTTTGCCGCTGACCGGTGGCTTATGGCTGTTGTTCCAGTACGTTCCGACTACGATTCCCATCGCGGATCCGCTAGAAAGATGAACAACCAGGACGCTGGCTCCAATCTTCGGCATCTTATATTCATCATTACATGTCAAAAAGGGGAGGTCGTCAGTTACGGAATTATCAAGATCTGGATATGTGACTTTAATCATCCCACTTCCGTAATCAATGGACGAAACCTTTCCTATTCTAATACTTCTGTCTGCCATAACTTCCTCCTAGTCAAATGTTCCTTCGTCTACCCATCCATAGACATTCGATGTACTATCAATATGTTTCAAGTACCATGGATGTGCGTGTCCATTTCCTTTATAGTCAGGTCCCCTCATTATTTTTGCTTTTCCTGCTCTTGCATTGTAGCCTCGTGTTCCTGGATACGAACTGTAGTAATACGTACCACCGCGAAAAGATACAATGTCACCGACTTTATGTCTTTTCTTTACTGATACCGACGCCGCTGGTTTCGCCGGTGCTGGTGACGGATTGCCGTTAAGCTGCTTTTGGCACTTGTGCATCTGAATCTCTTGTGTAGTTCCGCTGTCCGATACCTTGGTCTTCACTTCGTCCATGAAGTATTTTCCGTCTGCTTTTCCGATGTCTTTCACGTTTACGCAAATTCCGGCCACGATTTCTGGCCTTGCGAATATCGTTCCTGTGAGTACGGTTGCTTTTTCGTTCTCCAGGTTGACCTTGGCAGCCGCCTTGTATCTTGCGTCGTTCTCGCTGTCGCTCTGCTCACTGATTTTCAGCGTCCGGGCTCCTTTTGCTTTCTCTCCAACCAGTCCGACGTAGATGCTGATCTCCTTGCTGTCGTTGCCCTTCTTATACGATGTCCTGGCTCCGGTGTATGTTCCTTCCAGTGTGTCCGTGTAGTCCCAGTCATCACCGATGAAGTCTGTACGCTTTATGGTTGCAGTGGCTTTTTTGCCTTCGTACTTGCTTTTTCCCCATATCACGATTTTGCTCTTGTAGACCTTCATTCCGAGTCCGTAGTCCTTGCATAAATCATATAAAAATGAGCTGTCGCTTTTGTCTGTCTGCTCTATGGATTTAATGGTATAATCCGGTCCATCAAAGACGAGCTTCAGGCCGTATCTCTTTGCGATCTCCTGGGCGATCTGTTTGATGCTGACTTTCTTCCAGGTCTTTGTCCTGTTGGTCGACTTGATGGCCGAGTTCGTCGGTATTGATATTCCTCCGAGCGTAGCCACGAGTGGGCCTCCGGTCATCTTCATCTCATCCAGGAGAAAGTCTCCGCATGATAGCTTCTTGTTCGCTCCCTCTTTGGTCCAGTTCTTAAAGGTAAGGCTAACCGTGATTCGGTCTCCCTTCTTTGGCAGCCAGCCTTTTAAGAATTTCATATCTTTGTTGTAGACCTTAATGGAGAGCGTGTCGCTGGCTCCGGATGCCACGTCATCGTATTCGATTTCCTCCGTGAGTCCGTCCAGCGACTTCTTTGTGCTTTTCCCATTGAAGTCTATATCCGGGATCACGCGTCTTGCTTTTGCCATTACTCCACCTCCAATTCATCGTCTGCTGCCGGTATTCCATCGTCTCTATCTGAATCAGATCTCCATATCGGTGTGTCGTCGAGTTCATCATCGGGGATATCGGGGAGGATGATTTCTTCCCCGTCGGAGAATACAAGCACGTCCAGTTTGTCCCAGTTTGCCAGGATCAACTGCTGCATGAATTTCTCGGATCCATACTGCTCGTATGCGATCTTGTCCCATGTATCTCCTGCTTCCGTGTTGTAAACGTTCGCCACTTATATCCTCCTTCCTATGCGAATGCCCGGCGGCCTTCTGTCCGCAGGTATTCCTTCATCATCTTTTTGAATTCTGCCTGACTCATTCTGTTCGCCTCTACCATGTCCTCTTTGGACGGTGCTCCTGCCTCAAATCGGTACGTTGGACTGAATACGAACTGCTGACCTGCAGATTCGTTGCTGTTGCTATTTCCGGATTGCTTCTGTCCGGAGAACGCACTCACGGTGTCTCCGATTACGCTTGATCGGTTCTCAAACTGTGGAGCTTCCAGCGTCTTGGCTCCTGCGTTCATGACTGGCTGTGCGAGTGATTCGTTGGCAGCTTTCTGAACGAGTGCTCCAGTCTTCTGGATACCTCCTGCGAGGCCTTGGCCTGCATATTGTCCCGACTGATCCAGGACTCTCGATGGAGAATGGATCTTTAATGCACTGTTGACCGTGCTTGCTACCTGGTTTGCGATGCTTCTCGCCTGGGCGATTGCTGCAGCTCCACCGGCGGCGATACCGTTTCTAAGTCCGGCCATAGCAAATGATCCGGCACTGTACATGCTTCCTGAAAGTCCGGAGAACGCTCCGACCATCTGACTGCTTGTGCTTCTGCATGCTGCTACCACCTGGATTCCACCTGTTCTGACCGCTACCACAAACATGGTCATACCGTTTCTGGTCACGGCCGCGATGGTTGTCATTCCGGTCTGCGTTGTAGTCCGCATCACGGTGATTCCGGTTACCACTGCCCGGTTCGACTGCCTCATGGAGCTTCTGATGGCCACTGTGACCATGTTCATGGCTGTTGTGGTTAAAGCTCCCAGCGTTCCAAGTGTCGCCATTGTCGACCGCAGAGATACGGCCAGCGCGGTTGCTGAAGCTGTCGCCACTGTAATGCCTCCTGCAAATACGACCATGGATGCTGATGTTGCCATCATTGGTCCAGCCAGTGCCGTGATTGCCGCTGTGAACGGTGCCACTGCCACTGCCATCCTTGTGAATGCTACAGCTGTTGGCGTTGCTACCGCGTTGATTCCTGCTGCGCTTGCCTTAAATGCTGTGATTGATGCACTGCAAAGCGTCAGTGCTCCGGCTGTCATTGTGATTCCTGCTGCCAGGAGCATGATTGCCGCTGCTGCTGCCGTACTTCCTGCCGCTAATGCCAGGACTGCCGCTGCCGCCGCTACTGCTGCGACTGCGAGTGGTGCCAGGGCTGCCGCGAGTGGTGCGGCTCCTGCAGCTATGATTGCCATCTTGGCCGCGGTTCCTGTTGCACCTTTGGCCATTGATTTAAGCGCCGATCCGGCTGTCATTGCACTGGCTCCGATGATCTCCACGGATGTTGCTGCAAGTGCCAGCGCTGCTGCAAGTGGTACCATGCCGACTGATGCGGCTAATGCTCCGGCTGCCAGTATCAGAAGGGCTGTGCCTCCTGCTGTTGCTCCGGCTGCCATTGCAAGTGCGGCCGCTGCGAATGGCAGCATTGCCGCTGTGAGTGCCAGGATTGGTGCTGTTGCCGATAACGCTGCGGTTCCGAATAAACGAACCATTGTTGCTAAAAGCATGAATGACGCCATGCTGGCTGTTGCTCCGGCTGCGATCATTGCGATTGCTGCAGCAAGCACCACGGCTCCCGCTCCGACCACTAACACACCTGCTCCGGCTGCTAATGCTCCAGCTGCCATTGCGAGAAGTCCTGCGGCAGCAGTTAGCGCCCCGGCTCCGCATATTGCTGCAGATGCCGCGAATGCAGTTAGTGCTCCGCTGAGTGTCAGGATTGCTGATGCTCCGGTCGCTCCGTATGTCGATAAAAGCGGAAGCGTTACCGATATGATGGCCAGCGCGGTTGCTCCGAGCATGGCCGCCGTTGCTACTAATGTGAGTGCCGCTCCCAGTGCTGCGATTGCTGCAGCTCCTGCCAGGAGTATTGGTGCCATTGCTCCGGCTATTGCTCCGAATGCGACCAATCCCGCCGCTAAGAGTGCGAGGGCGATCTGTGCCGCCGGTCCTGCGCTCGCGATCTGCGTCGCTGCCTGGACCATGATCAGACATCCTGTTGCCGCCAGAACGATAGAAGCTCCGAATGCAATCAGTCCGACTGATGCTACTGTGAGTGCAGGTCCGAGTGCTCCAGCTACTGCCATCATTGCGATCATTCCTACTTCCATGATTGTGAGTGCTGCGATTGCCATTGGTCCTGCAGCTGCCACCTGCGTTGCCGCCATTGCCATGAGACTCATTCCAGCCGCTGCCATCAGCACTGCTCCACCGAATGCGAGAAGTCCCGCAGATGCTCCGGCGAGCTGTGGTCCCATTGCTCCGGCTACTGCCAATAGTGCAATGATGCCGCCTTCCATGAGTGCCAGGCTTGCGAATGCCATAGGTCCTGCGGCTGCCACCTGTGTTGCTGCCATTGCCATCAAACTCATACCGGCTCCGGCCATTAAGATTGCACCTCCGAATGCCAGGAGACCTTGCGTGCCTGCCTGCAGCTTCGGTGCGAGCTGCGCTGCTACTGCCATCAATGCGATAATGCCTCCGGCCATCAGGACGGTTGCGATCTGCGCTCCTGGTCCCGCTGCAGCGAGTTCCTTGGCTGCTTTTACTAATATCCACACGCCTGCGGCTGCGGTCGCGAATCCGATTCCGAATCCGAGCGCATTCTTGGCTGCTGCGGACATTGCGCTGCTTCCTTCTTTGAGCGGTGCGCTCATGCCTTTAGTTTTCTTTCCGATGCTTCCGATCGCTTTTCCAACCTTGCCGAATGTTCCCACCAGGGATCCGGCCACTTTGAACAGTCGGCCGCCGATCAGCAGGACTGGTCCGGCTGCGGCTGCAATGCCTACCCATTTCACGATGTTCTTCTGCATCGCTGGATCCAGGTTGTTGAATTTATCAATCAGCCCAGTCAATTTGTCCACGAAAGGTTTCAGGCCTTCGCTGGCGATTCCTCCGACCATGTATTTCATGACGTCAAAGGATGAGCTCAGTTTTTCCAGGGATCCACCCATTCCGGACAGAAGCGCATCGGCCATTTTCTGTGAACTTCCGGTCGCTCCTTCCAGTGCACTTGCGTATTTCTGCACCTGATCCGGCGATGCGTTGATGAGCGTCATCCACTTGGCCATCTGGTTCTTTCCAAAGATTGCGGCCGCTGCACTCATCTGTTCCTGGCTGGTTAAACCCTGGAAGCTGTCATGTAGCTGCTTCTGTACGTCGACCATGCTTTTCATGGATCCATCCGAATTGAATATCTCCAGGCCTAGTTGTTTGATCCAGGCTGCTCCGTCCTTGGCCGGACTTGCTAACCTGGCCAGACCTGTTTTTAATGCTGTAGCTCCTTCCGATCCGCTGATTCCGGCGTCGCCGAAGATATCAGTGATTGCGGCCAGATCGGACATTGACCATCCGACTGAGCTGCAAATCGGTCCTGCTGTTGCCATAGCATCGAATAAATCCGTGACAGTCGTATTGGCCTGTGCCTGGGCTGTCGAGAGGATATCTGCTGCTGTTGTTGCGTAGTCTGCGTCTTTGCCGAACATTTTCAGTGCGTTTCCAAGTCCTCCGGTTACGGTGGATAGGTCTGTCGCTGTTCCTGCTGCCAGGTTCAGTGCTGGCGTCAGCATGTCTCCTGCCTGCTTTGCATTGAAGCCCTGGCGAGCGAAGTTCAGCGTTGCGTCTGCTGCATCCTGCATTCCGAATACGGAATTTGCCGCTGCTTTTTTCATTGTTGATTCGAGCTGTTTGGCCTGGGCGTCTGTTGATCCCATGGTTGCCTGGACGAGCTTCATGGACTTATCTACGGATCCGAATTCCTTCACGGATGTGGCACCGAGCGCGATTACCGGCATCGTGACTCCTGCGGTGAGCGCTTTTCCGGTACTTTCCATTGCATTTCCGATACCGGTCAATGCGGAAGACAGGCCACCTTTTCCAAGGCTGCCGAGCATCTTCTGTGCGCTGCTGACTGATGTCTGCAGCGATTTATCTAATTTTCCGGCGATCTTAATCGCTACTTCGAATTCGCTCATTTCTTAGGTGTCACCTCCTTCAAATCGGTGCATAAATCAATAAGGTCAAAGATGTTCATTTGCAAAAAATAATCTAACCCTGTGCTGAGGTTCAGCGACAGGGTTAGACAGCATTTCCGCAACTCTGAGAAGTCCGCAGGATTTATTCCTCGCCGAATAAAAAAGATGTCACTCTGTTCTTGAGTGCCAGGGCGTCCTTTGGCTTCAGCTGCTTAAAGAACTCGATCGGCATCTTCAAAGCTCCGGCTGCGATGATGAGGTCGTATTCCAGAGTTGTCTCCGGAAGAACCGACACGGTTCCGTTGTTTGTGAGGACCTTGTTAGCCTGGATCATATCTGCAGCAGTCAAATTGTCGAGCCCGCTGAGGTCGATCTCGCCAATCTTCTGTCCTTCGAAGTCATACTCTTTACTGAGCTTGAGCTTCATCTCGTTATCTTCTGGCTTGTTGATTTCTGTGACTTTTTCACTCATTTTGCGTTCCTCCTGTTATCTAGCACTGGCTTCTGATCTGTGCCAGCATGTCTTTTCCGTTTAATACAAATACGAAGTTCAGTTTGTCGAGCTCCAAAACGACGGCGTTGTTGATTTCTACTTTGATGTATAAAATCTCAAGCTCGACCTCTGATTCCATCTTCTTTCCTTTGGCTACCTTGCCGAGTGTGGTTGTCTTGGCTTTGCCTCGTACCACGACTCTGATCGGGTAGTATCCGGTTGCTCCGGTCTTTGGATCTGTGCACTGCATGGATCCTCTGAGTGTCAGGAGCGGCGGCTCTGTGGTGTTTACGATGGAGAACATATCGCTGTATAAAACTGCGAATGGGATCTTGATTGTGGCGCTGGAGAACTGTCCAGTTACCGGATCCTCGATCTCGCCAAGCACTCCGGTGCCTTCCACGGTATCCGTGATGGCCTCAAGCTCCGGAAGTTCCACCTCGCCGGATACTCCGACGAGGGCATTGGCGCCGTTATAAATGTTGAAGTGGTTTAATACTTCAGGGATAATGCTTGCCATAATTAGTTACCTCCTACTGCTGCTGCCAGCGTGTCTGTGTCGTAGTCGATGATGTCCACGATCTCCTGTGCTGGTGTGTACGGTGCAATGTGCTGTCTGAACTTCATCGTTCCGGCCAGAATGGCAGTCGATGGATTGTCTTCTGACTTATATTCGATAGAAGCTCCGGCCCAGTATTTAGGTGCATATGCGCTGCAACGAATGTTTTCGCCGTCTACTACGCTCTGAACCAGGACGTTGTTCATCGGCTCATCAACCTCATCAAAGTATGTCTGGATGAAGTTGTTCCCTTGCCAGCTGAACATGCGGCGGACCGCGAACCAGATATCTTTCGCATCTGAACTTGCCGGATATGCTCCGGTGTAGTTACCCCATAAGCGGTAGCCGTTCTGGTTGATTGCTGTGGTTACACCATAGCTGTTGACCGTGTTTGCCTGATCCTGGTCGAGATATACTTCCGTTCCATCTGCAAGGCACTGACCGCCGACTCCAAGTAAGTGATTTGATGGTGACTGGTTTGGCACATCCTCGTTATCTGATGCCATGTACTGGATCATGGCACCTACTGTTGCAGATTTTGCGAGAATGTACTCGCCGACTCTGTCACATGGCCAGAGCGGATAACAGTACGGGCTTGTGTATCCAGATTCCTCTTTCACGCTCTTGGTATCGGTGTATTTCTTTGCCTTGGTTGTATCGAGGTCGAGGAGTGCCATAGCACTAAATACGCCGTTGACCTTGGCCGCCTTGGCCGCAAGTGCAAGACCTACCTCTGGAATCTGTGACCAGCCTGGTGCGAGAATAAGTCCCGGAACGATACCGAGTCTTGGGTATACCTGTCTGATGACCTGTGCTCCTGTCTCTGCTCCTGTAGATGGATCCACGGCTCCGATGATGTCCTCCTTCTTGATCTTGGACGGATCGATAACTTTTCCGCTTACCTTGATCGCGGTTGCTGATGCGCCCTTTCCGCCTGCGAGCATTGTGATTGTGAGGAATCCAGTTGTACTATCAAACGCAGCGCTGTAGTCCTCGCCAGCCTTGAGTTCTGTCTCGCCTGTTGAATTCTTAACAGTGAGACCATCGAGGATGATTCCTTCCTGCTCGATCACTGACTGCTTCTGGTTTACCTGGTACTCTGCTTCTGCGAGTTCCTTATTGTGCTTTGCCGGATCCAGGACGTTGATATAAACGACCGGACTAACCTGAAACAGGTTTGATGTTGCGTACATCGTCTGACAAAGTGTAAAGTTGCTAAAGTCTGCGGAATATCCGAGTGCTGCCATGGCTTCAGTTCCTGAATTCGCAAGAATTGGAACGTTCACGACTTCGCTCGGATTCTCGGCCATGTTGACCGGAGCAGTTCCTACGACTACCTGGACGGAGCTGTTGCCGGTCTTTGGTACCTGGACGGCTGTCGCTTCTTCCTGGATGTAGACTCCATGTCTGATGCTCATTAGTTCTTACCTCCTCTTTCAAGTTTGAATTTCTGCGCTTCTACATAAGCGCTGTATACGTATCCTCTCTTTTCTCTGATCATTCTCTCGGCCTCGCCGTACTCTCTGATCGGGATGAAAAGGTTCAGGATCATTGGTGCGTCCGCTTTGGCTGCTTTCGCTGCCTCCGGGATCTCTGTGTAGACTGTGCCGGTGATAGCGATTCCGCTGATTGTCGGTCCTACGTAGAGGACTGTCTCAGTCTTTGCCTCCGTCACTGCTTGTGTCTTTTTTGCCGGTGCTTTTGTCTCCGGCGCTTTTGCTGATTCACTCATGACCAGTCATCGCTCCTTCCTATTTTTGGTACGTAGAATTTGATATCTATGGCTCCGAAGTAAAACGGGTATGTGTCTTCGTCCTGAAGTGCAAAGCTCACGTTCTGGTTCGCTCTGAACTTGCTATCCAGGAGCGGTCTTTCCAGAAACCGGTTTGTGATCTTCGTGATCATCTCCAGGATGGTTCTGTGTCCGTTCGTTTCTTTGTCGTAGTCACAAATTCCGAATAATACCGTGGTTCCGACGAGCCATGGCTCATCGTCCGTCGGTGTGTTGCCTTCTTCGATTCGCACAATAAAATAGGGGAAGAACTGCGACTGGTCTTCCTCATCGTCTGTAATCTCCGGCAGTCTCTGTTCGTAGCCTTTTACTCCGGCCACGTCCTCTCCTGTAGCATTTTTCATCTGCATTTCTGCCAGGAGCTTCTCGATTTCAGCAATTAACGCTTTCTGAAGATCCCATGGTGTCATTGTCTTCCTCCTACTTTGTGAGTAATTCTATTTGCTGTTCCACATAATGCTGCAGGTTCCGGTCAATGGATGGCTTCACGACTCCATATACCTTTTCCTCATTACCGATCATCTTCGGGATTGAGTTGGAGCTCAGCTTCTTAATTGGCAGCCTAGCGGTGCTTCGTCTCTGATAAATCTGACCATTCGGCCCTTTGAAGGCTTTAATATTGCCATATAGAAGCTGCTTCAGACCGCCGCCTTTAATGATGTTTGCTTTTGCTCCGGTTTTCTTCGGTGCGGTTGTGTGAAATTTTGTGATTGAAAGTGGCTTGCCTTGTGAATGGATCACAGCTTCCAGCCTTCCTGCGGACGCTTTCCGGATCGTCATGTCCTTCTTAAAGCCTCCAGATTTTACCGTGTAGGTTGCCTGCGCTTTGTTTGCGAGATCTACTCTCGCTGTGACTGCTACTTTATTCAGGGCCCGCGATATTACCGTTGGTGCTTTCCGGCTCATTTCTCCGAGCTTCGCCTGCACTTCCTCCAGCATCTGTTCGTCTACCTGGTATTCGATCATGCTCTGTTCGCCTCCAGTGTGATTGAATAGATACCGTCCTCTGAAATAGCATCAGCCACCTTGTATGGTCTTTTGTCGAACTGGATCAGTGATCCCTGCTTCGGCATCGGGCCATAATCGGTGGCTGCTACGTAGATCAGTTTTTGGTTTTTATAAATTCCATCCATGTGCTGGTTGGATCTCTTTTCACGCTCGATCTGCTCGTTAGAGTCTACCTGGACCGGCATCATCTTTCCGTTGATCTCATGCATGTCTGAGAACTCATCCGCATTCATGAACGTGTCGTGCACGTCCGACGCGATTACGTCTTTGAAACTCATTTCTTTCGGCTCCGGGTTGGTTTCTTTACCGGATCAGTAGCTCTTTCGATGCTCTTTGGGATTCTTCCGGCGAGATCATCTTCATTGCCGCTATTGCTGATTCCGATCTGTCCTGGCTGAGCTGTCAGCATCTGCGCTCTTGGAGCCGGTGCCTCTGGCTCATCCTCTACCAGGGTGGCGGTTCCGGCATCCAGCCAGGTCTGCTTCATCTCTGAATCAGGAAGCTCATCTCCGACCTCATACTGACGTGCTCCGTATAAGATCGGATAAACTGCCACGAGCTTCATTTATGCGTTGATCTTAATTGATACGACCGCGTCCTTGGCTGCTGCGTCTGCGATAGCGTAGCCTGCGAGGATGTTGGACTCGGCTGTTGCGGTGATCACTCCGTTGGTGTTGTCCCAGTAAACATCGGCGCCTGCAGTGATTGCTTCTTCAGCTTTCTTTGGGAAGCTGTAAACGCCTACCACATTGACGCTGTATTTCTGTCCCGGTGCTGCTTCCATCGCTACGACTCCGATTCTCTTGCCGATAGCCTGGATGGTGTTAGCCGGGATGGTTTTTGCTGTGTCATTGATGCGATCGATAGTCTCGCCTCTCTGCCAGAATGTTGCTGTTGCCATGATTTATTCCTCCTTCCTCTTAGACGAGCTTCAGCTTCGTGTCGACCTTGATTCCTGGGTTCTTTACGGCTCCACGGTAGTCCATTACGGAGATACCCCAGTCGAGGTAAATATCCCAGATAAATCCAAGCTGTCCAGGAGCTTCCATTCTTCTGATGTTCGGGATCTCCTGACCGTTCAGGTAGTCGACCTCGATGAAGTCTGTGTCTCCCGGATCGCCAATCAGGAACCATGGCATCACGTTTCCAAGGCCGCCGCACAATGCGTTGATTGTCGGATCCTCGACTACTTCGATGCTGTCTCTGTACTGATACAGCGGGTTCACTGCCTGCGTGTTATCGCTGGTGTTGATAGTCGGGCTGTAGAATAAGGTGTACATGTCGAACTTCATTCCTGAAGGCACGACGATGGTTGCCGGGTTGATGATGATTGTCTCTCCGAACTGATCCACCTGGTTTGCAAGCGCCATGATCATGGTCTGCATTGCTTCCTGGGTTACGCCGGTACCGGATGCGAGGAGGTTCTTGTGCTCCTTGCCGAAGAGTGCAGCTCCGTCATAAATGTTGGAGTTGTTGATCAGGATCTGGTATACCTGCTTGTTGATGGTCTTTCTGGCTGCAGCTGCATATCTCGCCGGGAGGCTTGTCACGAGACCGATATCGTCATCAATGAATGCCTTTCTGGAGAGAGTGAACTGGCGGCCGTAAGTCTTTAACTGTCTCTGAGGGAGCTTGTCATCTTTGAAGATGTCATGCTTGAGCTCTCCGTTCTCCGGTACCTCGTAGAACTCGCCAACCGGACCAGCTACATAGTAGTTGTCATGCTTCTTGAAGTCCTTCAGAGATCCTTTCTTCGTGAACTTGTCAAAGGTTACTGCCACCTTGCGGTATCCTTCCTTGTATGCCTTCTCGATTGTCTGGTCGAGGATTGCCGGGAAGGATGATTCCGGATTGTAGAAGCCTCTGGCCATCATCGTGTAAAGTTCATCAGAGCTTCTGCGGTTTAAGTTGCTCTCGCTGGATCCGTCTCTCTGCAGACACTCGATGGCGAGGTCTCTGACTGACATTCCCATGAGGCTTCTGGCTCCGTCTTCCGGACGCTCTAATGTCATGCCGCTTCTCATGAGGAGGGAATCAGCAGCGGCGCGTCTGAACTTATCCTCCTGTGTATCTGTTACCTGGATGCCAGTCGCTACCGGTGAGTGCTGGCTTCTCAAGTGCTCGATGACCGCGGCTCTTACCTGTTCTTCGGTAGATCCGTTATCGATGTAAGATCTGGCCTCAAGACCGAACTCAGTACAGAGGTCCTCAATGCTGCGGATTCTCTGTCTCTCTGCCTCGATGGCTCTCTGTGTACCCTGTGGATCCTGTCCACCGTTTCCACCTTCGCCTGCAGCAGGTGTCTGCTGTCTCTGACCTTCCGGTGTGTTGTTTGTTGGTGCAACAGGAGTGGAACTCTGGCCGCCATGGGCGGTGCCAGCACCAGCTGCTCTAGCTGCGTCGATGCTTCTCTGCAGGGAGTCAAATTCTGCAGCTTCCTCGCGTGTCATATTGCGACCTGCGGATCTAGCAGCGTTTAATAATTCCTGCTGACGTGCGATCATCTGTTCAATCGTCATTTTCTTTTACCTCCATTCGGTTTTTGTTTATTTGAAGTTGCCGCTCATAGATATCGAGTGGGATGTCCTGTGTTCCGGGTTCGGATTTTTCTTCCATTTCCCTTCCCACACCTACGGTTGGATCTGCCGGGACACTAACGATGCTTATCTCGTAAGGCGCCCACTTCTTAGCGATCGAGCATGGTCCCATGAATCTGCCATCCGTCGAGGTCTTGTTTGGCATTACTTCCTCCCAGTCGTCTACCAGGTATCCTACGGATACGCCTTTGAGGGTTCCGCCTTTTACTTTCTGGTAGATCACTTCGGACGCTTCGTCTGAATCGAATTCAATCGTTGCCATTCCGCGTCCGTTATCTATCCACGCCTTGGTGATCTTGCCGATCACTTCGTCGCGGTCATGGTTAAAGAGCACGCATCCGATCTCATTCAGTCTGGTCAGATCGACGCAGCCTTCTGAATGATCGAGGATCTCCTGTCCGAACCATCTTGTGTACGGTTCTTCAGATGAGAAGCTCAGCTCGAATGTTCGCTCGTTGCCATCTCCTTCGAGTGCTCTGATTGAGCCTCTCAGTTCTCTCAGACCTCTATTCCTGTCCTTCGTCTGATGTTGACTGGTCTTCTTTTCCGTCTCCGGACTGTGTGCCCTTGTCATCATCGTTGGTTCCTTCTTCCTGGCCGTCTCCGGCTTGATCATCCGGTTTCGGCGGCTCCGGCTTCGGTTCTTCTTCTTTTTCTGATCCGAGTTTGCCATCGAATATCACACCTCCTAAGTCATAGCCTTTCTTTTTCGCATACTCGATTACTTCCAGATTGTCATCGATCTGCTGCTTCCAATCGCGGCCGTTCTCGGCAGCGATCTCTTTGTATGTCTTCTGGCCGGTATTCAGTGCGGTCTTGTTGGCACTGGATTCCTTTAGTGGATCGATCCACTTCTTAGGGCTCTTGATCCATCCGTGTTCCAGGTAGTCGTCTTTCTTTGTCCAGAAGTCTCCGTTTACCTTGATCAGTCCCGCCAGATAGCAGCTGATCACGAATGTTTCATAGATCTCATCGAGAATGGCCAGAATCGCTTCGACTTCCTCCTGGTAGGTCATCTCATCCTCAATGGCTCCTTGTCTTGCGGATGCGTAGTTGGTCTCGCTCATGTCGCGGGATGTCGCCTCATATGAGAGTCCCTGACCTGCTCCGATCATACGCTGCTGCAGCTTCGTGAAGGATGTAGCATCGCTTCCCTGGCCGGTCGGATTTACGACCTGGACTTCATCTCCGGCATTGAGCTCTTTGATCATTCCAGGTGTCAGCGTCTTTCCATCGTACTCATGCTTTCCGACGTTTTCCGTCGCTGCATTTCTTCCAATGCCGACTGTCGGCAGCTGCTTTTTTATGAAAACAGACAGGCAGGCTGCGATTCGTTCCTTGACGGATACTGCAGTCATGAATTCGTTTGTGTCACGGATTCTGGTTGCTGTCTGGCTCATATCGGACATTTCTCTGATCTGAGAAGGGCGGCGCTTCGTGTAATAAAAAATCACATCGTTTGCATCGATTCTTCTTGGCTTCTCCAGTGAGAATCCGTCGATGCCGTACTGCCTGATCCAATATGCGACCGGTCTGTTGTACTTGTTGTACTCAATACCTCCGACGATTCGGTTTCCTCCGGCTGTCTCTCCAACCTGGAGAGTGTCGAGCTCATCAACCTCGATCATCTGAAGTTTGAACGGGATCATTCCGTCGTTGGTGTAAACCTTCACGAATAGAATTCCTCCATCCACCTTCTTCCTGGTCACTGCCATTCGGAGTATCTGGTTCAAGGTCTGCGTTCCGGTCACGTCGCAGTTCCTTGCCTTGCACCATTTTTTCCAGAGCTTCTCGATGTCTGCATTCAGCTTTGTGTTCTTCGTCTTTGCCTGCAGGTTATATCCTGCGCCGATGACATTTCGCTTGTATGCTGATATCAGTGAATTCGCAATGTCGGAGTTTCTTTCCAGGTCTCGCACTCTGGCTCTGATGGTGTCTCTGGACGTTCTGTCCGTCATTTCTGCAGAGTAGTTTGCCGCTCTCCATCCTGCATTCAGTCTGGAATTGTTGCCTGCGTCATAGTTACGCAGTTCGTTGTACGTTGCACGCCATGCCGCACGCTTTGCTCCCGCTTCCGGGCTGATCCATGCGACGACGTTATCTAGCCAGCTCATTTGGTCCATCACCTCCCATCAAAAAAGGCAACGTATGTGTTGTCTAGGAGAATGGTGTCGCCCTCTGCGGCTATCTCTGCCTCCAGTTCCTCTTTCAGCTTTCTGAGCTGGTAGAGGTCGGCTCTTGTCAGCTTACGGCTGCCGATCTGATAAGACTGGCCGCCGATCAGAATTTTTCGGATTGCTGTTTTGACTTCTCCGAGCAGCTCGGCGGTGCTGACGTTACCGTCGAGCTCTTTACTTTCTTCACTCATGTCGTTCCTCCTATATCCAGTTCTCGTTTTGCTTGATCCATGTTTCCTCCGGAGCGTATGCTTCCTCCGGACGCTCCGCCTTGGCTTTGGCCTCAGCTTCGTCCTGCAGGTGCAGCGTTCTGACTCCGGAGATATCAGCTGCTGCCAGCGCATATACCTCTGCATCCAGGTAGTGGTTGTCGATGTGACTGCGCTTTGGTATCCATCTCTGAACGGTTCGGTTTCCGGATTTGACATTGACCTTGTGCTCTGCAGTTACCTGCTCGGCGTATTCTCTGTCGCATCCTTCAAAGACCATCCAGCTTCCGCGGCCGTTCGGCTTCTTCATTCGACCGGCGATCATGTCTTTGTACTTGTCGCCATCAACCAGCACCAGATTCATTCCGTATGCCTGGCTTCCTTGCTTGTTAATCTTCGACAGCTTGAAGTGTGACAGCATCGGGTTGTTGGAACCCTTGACCGGCAGCGCCCATTCTGAATTCAGGGCGCAGAAGTCATACGTGCTGTCTGCGTCGTATCCGGAGTCGATCAGGCATAGCACCACGATCAGCTGGTCTCCGTCTTCCGTGAAGTACGGCGTGTTCATGATCTGCTCGATGTCCTGAAAGGATAACGCCTGGCCGTGCGCGATGTTCTGGCTTGTGATGTAGCTGCCCCACGCTCGGATGGTCCAGTAGAGCGATGTCTCCTGAACGTCCACTCCTGCAGTCAGGAACTTCGTCCAGCTTGGTGCTGTGAATTCCGGCCGTTCTGTCTGCCTCTCCAGGACGGTGTCGGCCGATGTCTTCAGCTTAGTGTCTTCCCATGGTTCTGCGAGCCATGAGTTCGTGAAGTTCTGCAGCTTGTCCGGATCGTCCTTGCTGTCCAGGAATTCTTTCACGATTTCTGAAAAGCGGACGAACGGGCTATACAGTGTGTTGATCCAGAATCCTACCTTGCGGTTGTACTTGGAATTCTCGCGCACGGTCTTCCATTCTCCGTACCGGAGCATCTGCTCCTTGTCCTGGTCCGTGATGTCTCCACCGCATTCCTGGCACCGGTAGACTGCCATGTCGGCTCTGTCCTGGTTGCTCAGGTCGTCCCCGGACGGAAACTTCAAATTCTGAAACGTGAGCTCTATCATGGATCCGCAGTGTGGGCACGGTATGAAGTAATGCTTTTCGATATCCGCATCCATGAGTGCCTTCCAAATATGGCCGGTGGCCAGAGTTGGTGTTGATGTCATGTAGATCTTCCTGTTTCGGAAGGTCTTAGTTCTCTCCATCGCCAGTGAGATTGGATCCGACTCTTTCTTGGATGATCCTGGGTATTTATCCACCTCATCCAGGAACAGGTACTTGATCGCCTTCGATGCCAGGGATGATGGCGAGTTGGATCCGGCCAGCGACAGGTACATTCCATCAAACTGCAGCTCCAGCTGCGATGATTCGTTTTTGTTGTAAAGCGATTTCAGTGTCCTGGTTGCCATGATCATTGGTTCCAGTCGGTTCTCGCTGATACTCTTGGCCAGGATGTCTGTTGGGTAGACGATCATGGTCGGGGATGGATCCTGCTGGATAACGTATCCGAGCATGTTCTGAAGGGCTTCTGTTCCTCCGACCTGTGTCGGTTTTACGAAGATAATTCTTTCCGTGTCGTAATTGATGAACTCATCCATAATCTCCTTCAGGTACGGCGTCTTGTCATTTCGCCATGGTCCTGGGAGGGCGGATGTCTTGGAGTCTAGGACTCTGTAGTTTTCTGCCCACTCTGAAACGGTTATGTTCTCAGGCGGGCAGAGCTGCTTGAGTGCGTCTGCCTGATATTGTGTGACTGGAAATTTACGAATCTGTATTCTTTTCTTCTTTAAGGGTGCCATCTTTCTTCACATCCTCTGGTCCCACTATTCCGGCAATGACAAACGCTCCGAGCAGTCTGTTTACTTCCGCGGCTATCTCCTTTTCGCATCGCCTCAGTTCAGACGGTTCCATCTGCCCTGAAAGCATCCCGGTTACCCTGGCCGGTACGCTCATGGCGAATTTTTTAAACACAACAAAAAATTTAGCGTAGTCGAGTTTTACTTCTTCTACGCTGATGTACTGACCGGCTGCGATCTCGGTCTTTAATCTATGCAGTTCTCCTTGGCTCTCCTTCAGGGCGATGTCGGCCTGCATCTTCTGTTCCCTGAGTTCGATCTCCTTATCGGTACGGTGCTGCTTTCCGTAGGCCTTGTCCGATAGGTACTTGACGTATGCCTGAATCGTCGGCACGAGGTCGTATCTTCGGACGCTCTTTCCATCTTCCAGGATTTTGGTGGTGGATATGATGCCTTCCTGGGTGAGCTGCTGCACGCGGCGGACGGTCACTCCGAAAAGCTGCGCGATGATCTCTGTCCGATAAAAGCTGCCTTTTACTTCTCCATCACTCATCTGAGCGTACCCCCCCCCCGCAAAATTTCGGCCATGATTTCATATTGGTTCATCATAGGCTCACCTCCAACTTCCCGGCTCTTACAGCCTTCTTTCCTGTGAATTCTTCCCATCGGTGGACGATTACGTCGCAGAACTTTTCGTCAAGCTCCATCAGAAATGCCCGGCGGCCGATCTGCTCTGCTGCCATGAGTGTGGATCCGCTGCCTCCGAATAAGTCCAGCACATTCCAGCCTGGCTTGCTGGAGTTTCGCATCAGGCGGCCGACTAAGTTGACCGGCTTCATCGTCGGATGCACGTCGTTCTTGGTCGGTTTGTTCTCGAACAGGACGGTTGTCTGGTCTTTGTACTGGGCGATGATCTGATTGATGTATGTGATCAGGTCTTCCTTCTTCATGGATTCCAGGTCGAGTTCATCCTCCAGGAGGATTGTGTCCTGGCTTCGGTCGTCGATGAAGTAATGCGCAGCACCTTCTTTCCATCCGTAGAGGATTGGTTCGTGGCGCCACTGGTAATCCTGGCGGCCGAGCACAAAGGAGTTCTTTTCCCATATCAGGCACTCTGCCAGCTTGAATCCGGCATCTCTGAATGCACGCCTGAATGCCAGGCCTTCACTGTCTGCGTGGAATATGTACGCTGCGGCTCCTGGTCTCATGTTCTCGAACATGGTCAGGAATGCATTCTGAAGGAAATCCTCAAAGGATCCCTCGTCCATGTTGTCGTTTTTGATGGATCCGTCCTTGTAGTTGACGTTGTACGGCGGATCCGTGATCACGAGGTCCGCTTCCTCGCCGCCCATCAGGGTGTTGACGTCGCCGAGGTCGGTGGAATCTCCGCACATGAGTCTGTTGTCTCCCAGGATCCAGATGTCTCCGCGCTGGGTGACCGGCTCCTCGATGGATTCATAGTCTGCGTCGGCATCGAAGTCGTCATCTTCGGCTTCCACGTCCTTGTCGAGTCGGATCACGAGGTCTTCGACCTCTTTGGAGCTGAATCCGGTCGCTGTCAGATCGTAATCATTGAGATCGAGGTCGAGCAGCAGGTCTTTCAGCTTGATCTCATCCCATTCTCCGGTGATTTTGTTCAGCGCAATGTTGAGCGCCTTCTCATTGTTCTTGTCCAGATCAACCACAACGACCTGCGCTTCGGTGTATCCGAGGTCCTTCATGACGTTGTAGCGCTGGTGGCCTCCGATGATGGTTCCGTCCTGGTTTACGATGATCGGATCCACGTATCCGAAGGTCTCAATGCTGCGCTTGATGTTCTGATATTCTGGATCAGCTGGCTGCAGCTGGACTCTTGGGTTGTACTCTGCCGGGCGCAAGCTGGCCAGGCTTCGTGTTTCCATTTTCATCTCTGTTGTCATCCGGTCTGCCTCCAATCTGTTATAATTTCCTTGATGTACCGGGCTAGGCGTAACGAAATGCGAAAAAAAATTAAGGTCATATCGGGGAAAGCATCGGGCCTTCCTCGCTCCGCTGGCAAAATAAACAAAAAGTAGTACCTACGATTGTGCATTACTGACAAAGCAAAAGAGACCAGCTACTGTGCTGATCTCTTTCGATGTAGGGCTGTTTGCTTTGCATGGAGTGCCAGACTGTTCGCTCTGCCTCTCATCCGCCTGCCTCGATGCTACTACTATACCACATGCAAGTGGTGCATGGAGTCGCATCTTTCATCTGATGCAGGTGTGTTGTTTGCCTTGATGCCCTGGCCGCCCTGTGCTGTGTGTGCTGCGCACGTGGCTGCTGGGTGTGTGCGTGAGCCTGGCCTTGCTGTGTGCCCTGCCTCCTGGCCTGCCTGTGCCCCTGTGGCCTGGTGCTGTGGGGCTGTGCTCTGCCCTGCTCCCTGGTGTGTGGGCCTGCTATGCCTGCCCTGTGGGCTGGGCTTGTGCGTGGGCCTTGTCTATGGGTCTCTTATAAGCCCCTGCTATATGGGCCTATTTTGCGGCCTTGTATTTCGGGCCTTATATGGGCCTCTGAAAAAGTGCTTTATTTTTGCCTGGTTTTTCGGCTATGTATTTCTGTGCTTTTTTCCGGGCTTTGTTTTCGCCTTAAAATTTCCGGCATTTTTCCTGGCCTGATTTTCGCGGCGGTATCTGGCTTCCTCTTTTTTCTCGATGTAATATTCATACGATTCCCGGTTCTCCGTGACGAGTTCTTTCACGTAGTTAAATTCCAGGAGCTCGTACATGGCGGCCTTGTGGATTCTGTGGCACTGGCTTTTTGACATCGGGATTCCCTCTGCGATCTCTCCCCATTCATGACCATCGATGTGGCGGAGCTCGCAGATCTCGCGCTCCATAGATTCCTCCGGTAAAAAATTCAGGATCGTTGCCACGTTGACCATGGATTTATCGGCCTTGGCTTTCTGCTCGTAGATCCTGTCTTCGATGTCGGCCAGCTTCATAAGGATTCCGGCTGCGCCTTCGTTGTTGCCTCCGCTTTGTGGCAGCGGATCGTATCCCTGGCCTCCGATTGGAGAGTCACGCTCGGCATTGATCTCAAGAAGTCTGACTTCGAGCTGCTTTTTTCGGCGCTTCGCTCGGACGTACTGGCCGAGCATCCATTCTAATACTGATCTATCGTTCTCCATTTCTTCGTTGATTTCCTGCATTGCATTTCTCTCCTTTTCGTTCTTTTTTATGCTGGTTAATTCGGGGATTCTCTCTCTCTGATATTCTTAATGATCCGCAGCGTCTGTTCCGCTGACAGAAATCCTTTTATTTCGCCCTCGGCCCATATCTCAAGCAGATTCATGACGCTTCCATAACTTCCCGCGTGTTCAATTATGGAGATCTCTTTCGTCTGTCCTGGCAGCGAGAGTATGATCTGAAATCCATCGTATAGATCGTGCCGGTTGTGTTCAATACTCCCCTCCTGGAGCATTTTCTCCAGGAGAAGGATTTCGCTGTATCGTTCCTGCTTACTCATCGTCGTCACTCTCGTTTTCGGTATCGTCGCTGGGCTGTTGGCTGGCCGCGTTTGCAAACATCGCCGCTAGGAGTGCACCTGGGTTGATTCCTTGTGGCTGAGGCTGCGGTTCTGACTTTGGCTTCTGCGCTTCCAGCGTATTTGTGACTGCGAACGTTACGCCCATGGCCACCTGGACTGCTAGGTCTGCGTTGTGCGTCTTGTTAAGTGCTCGCAGGTATGCTTCCATGTAAATGTCCGTGTACTCGTGAATTCTTGTGATGTCCATCTGCTTTTCCTCCTTCTAAATCGAGAGAACTGTCTGAACGATCGCCCAGATCAGCGCTATCGTGCCTCCGGCCAGCAGGATTGGTGGGATTGCCATCATCAAAAGGACCACGATGCCTCCGATCACGGTTGCCATGAACTCTCCGGCTCTGGTTTCCTCACAGATCTCGACCGCCGGGCACATTCCTGTTTCCCAGTAGCATCTGCCATCGCATCCGTGCTTTTCGGCTCTTTCCTGCTGCTTTTTCAGTTCTCTTTTACTCATTGGCGCCATCCTCCTTGGCTTCTTCCAACAGCTCACTCGCATTCTCTTTCATGTATTCCGATACGTTCTTGTAGCCGATTGTGTTGGATGCTTCGTCGAATCCTCTAAATTTTACCCTTGCCGGATAAGAATCTATAATTTTGCCATCTTCCACTTCTACAACAATCGCCCAGCCGAACACGTGAATGATTACGTTTACGAACCAGAGTAACCCTGTCTTTCTAAATTCTTCCCATGTCTTTTTCTTTATCATGATTCATTCTCCTTCTGAAAAGTTCCGCCAGGCGCTCCTGGATTCTATTCCACACGACCGGTCCGATGCCTTTGACATCCTTCAGTGCCGCCTCCACGTCCTGGAGCTCTACTCCGGTCACGGATTCTTTTCCATCTACGTAGCCATTCTTGTAAACGTCTGTCAGAAAGTCCTCCATCTGCTGATGGTCGTATCGCTTGATGTCTTTGTATTTGGTGCGGTTGATCATGTATTTATCTTTGGCTCTTTTCATATTCTTCCACCTCCATGATTGCTTCCTCTGGCCAGCGGACGAACGTTGCGGTACCTCCTGCGGCCTGGATCTTTCTGACGGTTTCTTCCTGCAGCTTCGAGCGGATCCCGACGACCGGACGCTTCACTTCGAATCCGAAGTAGTGACCGTCCTTGATCATTAAGACATCCGGGATCCCTCCCTCGCTGTATGCTCCCTGGGAGATCTTGACGACGAATGCGTCCGGATACTTCTTTTTTAGGGCTTCCTTGATCTCCGACTGGTAGTAGCCTTCCTTCTTGATCAGCTTTCTAAGCTCGGACAGTGCCTTCTGCTTAGTGGTGATCTTTTTTCTTTCCATGAATGATTTCACGAATGCGTTTTCGTCGAAGTCTTTTTCGTATCTCTCTAGCACGTCTCTTTTCCTCCCTTTCGGCCATCATCTTTTTGATGGCCTCGATCTGTTCTCTGTCGTCTCTTTCTGTATTCATAGCTGACTCCTTAGATTGGCTCTGCCTCTGCGAACTCTCCCGGATCCGCTGGCACTGCTTCCGGCTCTGCTCCCTGGTATACGTCTTCCGGTTTCTTGTTTCCTGTGTTGGTCTCCAGGTAGCTGGTGGCCATCTGATCTGCCATGTGTGTGAACATGACCAGCGGGTACTTGGCTGCTGCCTGGCAGTATGTCTGGATGTTCTCCGGCTCGCTCATTCCCATGTGCCATCTGATTGCGTATCGTTCTTCCATCGTCAGGTGGATGAACTCTGAAGCCATCATGACTGATTTTTCTCCGTGGCCGTATGGGTTGCGGTCGTTCACGGTGTAGACCGGATACTGCTCCCATTTCTGGTTCGCATCTTTTCTCCAGCGCATCTCTGTGGCGTAGAAGTTGGTCTTGCAGAGGTCGTGGAGCAGTGCCACGATGATGATGGATTCCTTCGGGATTGAGTCCAGGCGCATTCCTGCAACATGGAATTCCTGAACACCTCCGGTTGCGGTTCCAAGACTCGCCAGGCAGTCATAAACATTGAGGCTGTGCTGCAGCAGTCCTCCCTCGCAGCTCATGTGGAATCTGGTTGACGCCGGTGCTGTGAAGAAGTCGGTCTTTTCCAAGAAGTCGATGAGCTTCTCGATTCCTTCTCTGCCTGTTGATCTGAGTAATGTGATAAATCTTTCCTTGTTGGTCATCTGTATGTTTCCTCCGTTTCTTTGTCTTTGAATATGATCCTGTTCTCGATCGTCAGTCCGTATGCTCCGGCGATCGCTCTGATTGCTTTCATGGCGGCTCTGATGTCGTATTCCCTGGTAGCTCGTTTCTTTGCTTTCGCAGCTTCCTTTTCTTCTCTGGATACGATACCTATTGCCTGGTTGGCTGTTGGATCCGGGTATCCTTCCGGATTGTTACCCTGGTAGCTCATGTCTGTCTCACCTCTTTCAAATATTTTTTAAAGCTCTCCTGCTCCGCCTTATGCTGCACATCGACCCCTGCCTGCGTCGGCGGAAGCATGAGCGTGAGGCTCTGCTTTGAAAGATCGACCCACGCTCCACCGCCTACCGGATGCCATTTCATTCCTGGCAGCAGGTCTGTGATGTATCTTCCTTCCGGATCCTTGCTGACGTGCTTCAGCCAGTATGGTGCGTAGACTTCGTACTTGATTCTCTCGGTGAAATATCCGCAGGCCAGATTCTCTGCCTTTCTCAGGTTGAATTCATAAAATACCGCCTTGGTGCATTCTCTCAAATGTCCCGCTGCAGTTTCTTCGTCGATGATTTTCTGGATGCCTGCTTCCATCTCTTTTTGTTCTTCCGGAGTCATGTCCGGACCTATTTTCAAAATTCCAAGAAGCGAGAGCTCTTTCATGTAAATTTCAAATTGTGCACGAATTTCCTCTTTCAATTTTGCATAAGGCTTTTTGTATTTGGTTTTCAGGAGTTCTAATGGCACGTTTTCCCTGTTTTTACGCAGGGTTGCGATGTCTTGCTCTAGTTTTTTGAGGTCTAATTCCACCGTTCCCACTCCTTCCTGTTCCCACTTTTGCATTTTCGAAGTGGGAACGCGACAAACCCCTATTTTATGCGGTTTGTGCGGGGTGTTCCCACTGTTCCCACTTTTTTTAAATACACACCATGTTTTTATGGAATTTTGCATGTGATGCATGAAATTCGTGCATCGTGTGCAAAATTTTCCACGAAACAATATATAAGTGGGAATTAGTGGGAACAGTGGGAACATATCTATTAAAAGCCGCGTGGTTGCTGGGTTTTCTGCGTTCCCACTCGCGTTCCCACTCGCGTTCCCACTTTTTCGAGTGGGAACATTTTCAGGCAAACTTTGCACCTGCTATTTGAACGGGAGCTCGTCCTCCATCCCTTCCGGGACGCTCATGAATCCGTCCGAGTCGGTCAGCGATTGCTGCTCGTATTTTTCTTCGGCCTCATCAGCCATGGCTTCGATGTCGTCGTCTTTCTCGCTGAATTGTCCGATCTTGAATTCTACGAATCTGCAGCTCCGGCCATCGAATCTTCGTTTGACCGAGTATCGTTGCTTTGATTCAGGTCCCTCGTTGGCTGTGGCGATCAGTCCGTTGTCTGCCATGTATTTGAGTGTCTTCCTTGGACTGTATCCCGCCTTGGTCAGAGCCTGGTTAAGTGTCGACGGGAATATGTAGGCCACGTTCCCGGACTCGCTCATGGTTCCGAGGCACGTTCCGATGGCTTTCTCTCCGAAGTACGCCTTGTTTGAGATCACCCAGTCCGTGATGAACTGGACCGCATTCTCATTGACGTCTCCGGACTCTGCTGCCATCTGCTCCTGTAGGATAGCTGCTGCCATCTTCTTTGCTCTGTCCCATGATTCCTGGTTGATCGCTATCTTCTTTTCATTGTCTTTCCCTTCCTTCTCTTTTGGATCCGCTTCCGGCTCCGGTGTGTCCTGGTCTCTGAAGAACCAGGTGTCTATCATGGCATCGGCCAGTGCGACCGCACTGATTCCGGCCACGTGGCTTCCGCTCTTTCCTTTCGCGATTGACATCACATAGTGCAGCATCTCATCGTATTTGTCACAGATGCTTTTCTCTGAAACCTTCAGGACGTGCTCGATGAATTCCGGGCCCGCCCATCCGAAGCTCTGCGTTGATTCCTGGTGCATAAGGCTGGCCTGTTCTTCCGTTTCAAATGGTCCGCCGTAGATCTCCAGCACACGGGTGCTGACACCGGTCTGTGATGTATCTGTGGAGAGTGGTTCCTCTCCGGTTGCCATGGCTACGGTTCTCCATTGCCTCATTGTCTGCAGGCCGCCGCCCTTTGCGCCTCTGATCTTTCCGGTACCGGATGCGATCATGTAGATTGTCTTCTCCAGTCCTTCCTGATTCTTTCCGGCCAGCTGTCTCTCATCGATGCCGAGCGGCAGGTCGCAGTAAAAGCTGGCGGTTCGTTCCAGGCCGACCTGTGTGGCGTTGAAATTGACCATCAATCGTTCCGGATCTCCCCAGGCGGACAGTGCTGCCTTGAGGCCTGCTGTCTTTCCACCCTTACTGGATCCCCAGTTGTAAACGAAGAAGATTCTCTGTTTAATGATCCGCAGCAGGGGAGCTGCAAACGCTGACGCCAGGATGAATCTGAACTTGTCCCTGCACCGGTGCGGCTGCATGGTGTCTTTCCACTTGTCGAAAGATCCGGTCTGGCAGTAAGCTGCAGCCATTCCTTTCTGACTTGGATCAATGTCCAGCACGATGTCTTTGTCGTGTCCTGGTATGAATCGCTTTCCTGGCTGCCATCCGAAGCTGGACGTTGCATCTGCTTTCGTGATGATGTCGATGTTCTCGGCTTCCAGGGCTGACAGAAACCGGACGACCTGCTTGGCATTCTCCGATGTTACTGTGCATCCTAAATCTGCCAGCACTGTGATTCCTCTGGCTGTGAAGATCGTTGATCGTGGATAGATTGCTCTGTGCCATTCATCGTCTCGCTTGAATGCGATTTCTATTTTTTCTTCTCCAGTCTCCAGGCTCCGGAGTCGCTGCGTCAGGATGATCGGTGTTCTGCAGACCATGACCGGTCCGTATGTCTTCTCATCGATGTGGCTGATTCCTTTGTCTGAATAGATCCAGCCTTCCGGCTGGCGAAGATTCACCGGTGCCCCCTTGATGGATTCCGGTATCACGTCTGGCTCTGTCAGGTCGATTTCTTCTGCGCTTGCCAGGAGCTTCTGGATCTTGGCCGCTCCGTCTTCTTTTCCGAATTTCACAAACACATCGCTCGGATCCTTGATGCCTCCTATCGTGCTGCAGCTGAATTTGTAAACCTTGCCAATGAATCCACCATCCCGGAGTCCCTGGATGACTTTTCGCATGAACGTCTCGCCGCCCTGGTCAGGTTCCTGGTGAATGTATAACTTTAAGTCCTGGAGCTGGTCGCTCATGTTCGGTTTGAACATGGAGGCTCCCGGTACTCCGAGGGTGCTAATTCCCATGTACCACATGCTCTGTGTGTCAGATTCTCCTTCGACCAGGCAGGCGTATCCGCTCTGTCTCATCTGTGGGAGCCTCCATTCGCCATAAAGGCATATCTTTCCACTGCTGCCGTATCTCCATCTGAATTCCTTACCGGCGAATCTCTTTCTGTAGGTCGCCTCGGTACCGTCTTCCTTCAGGTACGGGATCTTCATGTATGTGGTCTGGTCTTTTCTTTCCTTGTCGTTGCTGATGTGGCATGTGTCCCGGAGGAATTCTACCGGCAGCCTTTTCTCGAAGCTGTACTGCTCCATGGTGTAGCTGCGTCTGGATCCTGCTGCCGGTTTTTCCTTCTCCGGCATTTCCACATGGTAGTCTTCCATGATGCGCTTGTATGCGTCCTTTGTGCTGATGCCATTTATCTTGGCCACAAAGTCCACGTAGTTTCCTCCGATGTCCTCGCTGAAGCAGTGCCACCGTCCTGTCTTCAGGTCTACTGAGAAGCTGTTTTTTGAATCGTCATGGAACGGGCAGAGTCCTATCATATGATCTCCGGTAATCTGCGCCCTTTTGACGACGCTTCTGTATTCTCTTTCATAATCGACCAAACGGTCGAGATCGACTTCTGCCGTGTTCATGGTGTTACCTCTTTTCTTTGCCTATGTATATGAACTGCGGCTCGATTCCCATCTTTGCCGCAGCAGCGATTTCAGCCTGCATTCCCTGACTGATCCATTCTTCTTCCGGACCTTCCTGTCTGATGATTACGATCATCTCATCGCAGCGCTTCAGTGCTTCCAGGCCTACTGCTATTCCGTAGTCGCGATCCTGTGGATCGTTGTCATCCAGGAATCTTGGCCAGTAAAGATGCGGCGCGATTGGTATGTCTCCTCTTTCGTGCACCTTCCGGCATGCTTCTACGGCGTCCCTGATGTGCTGCTGCAGTTCCACTTCGTTTTTTGCTCTGTATTTACTGCAAACATAAGTTGTCTTGGCGTGGATCGGTGCGAGGTTCTTATCTTTTCCTGCTGCGCACAGTCCGATGTATTGCCATGGGTGGTCCGGGCTCTCTCTGTAGATAGTTTCATAGACGCCCTCGCCTCCGATGATGTCTTCCACGATGCGACTCTGTGTGATCTCAAACTCCTGATCCAGGCATCCGTCAGCGTATCCTTCCTGGCCGACGATCTCCCAGGCGAGTTCCTCTGTGATGACGTCTCCGTTCTTCAGGTATGCGGGATCCCTTCCGCACTGTATAAATTCCTTTAAGTTCTTAGCCATCGTTTACCTCCAATTCTGCAAGGCGGCCGTGGTGACCGCCCTGTGCTGTGGCTTAGTCAAATGGCAGCTCTCCGTCCTGGATGTCGCCTGCCTGCATGAATCCGTCAGGTCCGACTTCCGGAGTTGCTTCCATTGGTGCTGCTTCCTTGTAGTCATCTGTTGTGATCGCTACGCTCTCATAGCTCTGCTTCATTGCCTTGCGGAGCTCTGCGGTTGTCTTATAAAGAGCTTCTGGCAGCAGTCCTGTCTTTTCCAGCGTTACCTTGGAGTATTTGATTTTGTCCGCATTCTCTACCACGTTCAGCTTGAATGTCACGATCATGCGGCTGTATGGGATGTGCTGCTGTCCCATGATTTTCTTCAGTGCTTTGTTCACGTCCTTGATAGATGTTGGCGGCACTGTCAGAAGATAAATGTCCGGGCGGTTGTCCATCATGATGTAAAGGCGGCGCATGTTCTTGCAGGCTTTACCTTTTCCGTCGGATCCGAACTGGTTATAAGGGCAGGTGTCGCAGGTGCGGATTTCTCCTGTCTCTCTGTTGACGCCCTGCTTTCCGTCCATGGAGCTGCAGTCCGGGCTCTTATTGATATTGCCATCCTCTCCTGCTTCTCCGAATTTCTGCGCCCAGTAGGCGTTCATGCGATGCGTGAAAATAATCACGCCGGTTACTTCCTTCATGACCTCCGGATCGTCCGGATCGTCTGTCTCGACCTCGAAGGCTTTTCCTCCGCCAGACGGGATCTTGATGTGCTTGGCATCGATGCCGCCATCATCGTCCAGGTCGTCGAGCTCATCTTCCAGCTCTGCTCTGAGCTCCTCATCCATTGCTTCCATACCGGTTACAATCTTGAAGTTTTCCACGGTTGTCAGTTCTGCTTTTGCCATATTCTTATTCCTCCTCATCTGCTGCATCTACGGATGCGTTCTTTACTACTTTGGATTTCTTGATGCTCTTGACACGGTAGCGGTTTCTGATTCCGTCCTCGCACGTCTCTGTGATGAAGTATCCGCTCTCGATTCCTTTGAATACGCAGAGGATGTCTTCGGTGTCAATTCTCAGGACGATAGTGTCGCCCTGGTTCATTGCGTTGCCTTCTGAATCTGAAACTCTCACCTGTGTTACTTCGTGTACGGAGATTCCGCAGTTTGCTTCACTCATTACTCAGCGTCCTCCTGTTCTTCCTCTGCTTCAGCTTCCGGATCCGCTTCTGCGTCCTCGAACTGTCCCTCCAGATAATCTTCTACCGGTGTGGTGTAGCTGCTGACTTCATCGTATAAGTCGTGCATGATTCTGTCTGCCTGCGCTGCGAGCTTTGTCGCCTGGAGTACCAGGCCGGTTGCTGCATTCTTCAGGCTGCTGGCTGCCTCAACTGCCTTGGCATCATCCTCTGTTGGAAGGATGCGCAGGAAGTCTTTCATGCTCTCATCTACCTTCTTCTGGTCGAGTTTCATGCCTGCGTAGAATTCCGAAGCGATACCGTATCCGTCGTGGCGGTTCGATACCTTCGACTTGCTGGTTTCTTTGACCTGTTTGCAGGCAAATTCCAGGGCGATGTTTACGTTTTCCTCAAGCTCGCGCTCTGATTCGAGGCGACAATCAAATTCTAATTGTTCCATGGTTTATTCTCCTTTCGCTCTTTTGAGTGCTTTGTTGGTTGATTTGCGTCTGGCGATGTCGGTCATCTCGTAGCTGCTTACGACCTCATCCAGCTCCGGCGGCAGCTCTCCGTCGTTTTCTTCGGCGATTTCTTTCATCGCGCTCTGCAGGGATCCTGCATTGACGGTTTCTTTGATGAGCTCGCCGAGGCCCTGTTCTCTGAGTACCTCGAAGAAATCCAGGCCGCGTTCCTGCAGGTAGGCTTCTCCACGCTTGGAGTATTTGACCTTATCCTGGAGGCTGTAGACGTAGTCGCCGTATCCCTGGGACGGGATATCTTCGTCGATCATCATTTCTGCGATCTCTGCCTTCAGCTTATCGATGGCTGCATTGTTGTCCTTGGTGTCTTTGGCCAGCTGATCCTTCTTGTCGAGAAGTTCCTCGTACTGGCCGAGCATTTCAGTGAGTTTCATGGTTGGTTCCTCCTACTTTCTATTTTGAGTCCGCACTCTGTGCAGGCTGCTTGCATTTTCTTCTGCCGGAGCTCCTGTCTTGACATTGGTCTCCAGCATTCCTGTCCGCAGATCGGACATTTTACCAGGCTCCATTCCGGATGCCCTTTTGGGATGTTTTTCTTCATCGGCATCAGCAGGATGCCTCCGGTTTCGTTTTGGCCTCGCGGCCAGATCTTAACTTCTGCCATTATTCTCTTGCCTCCTTCTCCTGCTTCTCGTATTCGTCCATGGTTGGACGTGGGCCGTCCAGGTCGTCCCATTCATACAGTGCTTTATTCTCATCCTGCCAGTTTGCTCGATAGCAATTTCTGCAGGTGCACTTTCCCGATAACCACCGCATCTCTCCCCAGTATTCTGGTCGACCGCACTGCTTGCAGATCACGATTTTATCCATGTTGATCACTCCAGTTCATCAATGAGATTTCTTATTTCCATTCGTGCTTCGTCTCGGATGTCTTCCGCGTATACGTCGTACCAGCGATTGAATTTATCTTTCAAAGTCATAACGTTGGCGCATGGGATTTCTGTAAGCGCTTTGATGCGCTTGTCTTTTTCTTTCTTGAGCAGCTTAGCCACGCCTGCTGGAACGACTACTGGATTCCCTCCGTATGCCTTAACTTTTCTTATATCCTCCTGCGAATCTACCGGCACAGAGTATGGCTGCGGATTTTGTGTATCGAATGATTCTATCAGCATTTCCTGAACTTTTTTCACGTCGTCACTGTAGGCGTTGAACTCGAAATGGTACACGTCGTCGGCTCTTTCCTCGACCATCCTCCGCACCTTTTCCATCGGAATGTCTCCCTTTACCATTGCCTCTGCAATCATGAGCGATGTTGTGTCTTCAACATTCCATGTGTCGCAGGTTTTTCTATCGCGCTCCAGGCGTATGTATTTTGGCTTAAAATTGTAACCGTATTTCAGATCGCTATTGCAGTCCACAAATAAGCCGTTGACGTACACTTCTCCGGCGTATGCTTCGTCCAAGATGATTTCTCCATACTTCGTTTCCGCTTTGCTGTAGTCGCAATCGTCCAAGTGGAGCCATACCTTGTATAAATCATTAAATTCTCCCTGCGTGACATTGCCTACTTCGATACATAGGCCGTGGTCATCTGTTTTTCGTTTGCTGACGTAAAAGCAGAGAATTTTTTCCAGCCATTTCTCTGAATTTTTGAATCGGGATTCCCAGACCTCATTTTTTTCATTGTTGTAAATCGTGAAGGTCTTCCCTAGCCTATTCAGAACCAATGCTGCGATCTTGTAGCCTTCTCCGAACTGTCCGACCGTGTCCTCGTTATTCGCCTTGCTGCTTCTTCCTAAAAGCAAGGTATTTATTTTAAGAACAGACTTCCGGTTCTTGAGTCGGAGCACTTTTTCCTTTTGGCTGTAGTCGATCTGGAATTCGTTATCTGGATCCAGCACCTCCTGATCAGTGCCGTTCTGTATCAACTCCCTGAGAGCATCATTAAAATTCCAATCTGATACATAGTTTGGTGTCAGCGTTAATTCGTAGCTGTTTATCGCTGTCTCATCTTTCATTTAGTTTTCCTCCTTCTCCTGAACGCTGCAGGTTTTCGATGCATCGGCAGACCGTGCATCTTGCGCCAGTTGTTTGTCAGGTGGCTTAGTGGCTCTGGTTTCACGCCTGCACTGAGCACTGATCTGATGGCGTCCGCTGCTTCATCTGCCTTGAATCCGGCCTTCACCATTCCTTCTGTTATCTGGTCGATTGCATCTCCCAGCGATGCGACCGGCATCTGCGCCAGTCGTGCTGCAGTCTCCGGATCTGTCTTCGGTCTTCCTTCCCAAGACTCGCGCATCTTTGATTCCTGGAATGCTTCAGGATCCAGGTTCCTCGCGAAGTTTTCGAGCTTTTCTGCTGTGTTATCCAGGTGCTCGCAGATCACATCGGTTATTGCCTTATCTGCGCCTCTGATGAAGCGCTTAATCTTTTCAAACAATTTCATGTCGTCCTCCTATTCAAAGTAGGCGCGCCAGTCATCGACGACTGTCTTTGCCATGTCTTCCTTCTTGGCCAGGGCCTTTCCGATCATCTCGTCCACGGTGCCTTCGGTCTCCAGATCGATGTACGTGCAGGTGTTCCTTTGGCCGATTCTGTGGATGCGGGAGAGGCTCTGTTCGTAGGTTGCGTAGTTGAAATTCTTCGAGTAGTAGACGCATGTGTCTGCTGCGGTCAGGGTAACTCCGACGCCGAGTGTGTCGATCTGGCCGACGATGACCACTGTGTCCGGATCCTCCTGGAACTGTTTGATGATTGGTCCGCGGTCTTCCTTCTTGATTGCTCCATAAATGGCCACCTGCTTCTTTCCTGTCTTCTGGAAGGTCTTATCTATCATCTTCATGATAGCGGTCACTTCAGGGATAAACCTTGCGAAGATTACCAGCTTCTTTCCTGCGCCTAGTACGTAGTCCTCGATGATATCCTGGAGCGCATCCAGCTTCGCTGTGTTGACGAGCTCCGGTTTGTCGCTGTCGTCTGTGACCAGGAATCCTCCGGCCAGCTGCTGCAGTCTCAGGAGCCTTGTCAGTACGGTCGTGGCCGTGATCTTGTCTCCGTTGGATAGTTCCGCATAGCTGCTTCGCTTGATCTGGTTGTATAGGTCTTTTTCCTTTTTGCCGAGCTGGACCTTCCTCTTGATGAACGTCTGCTCCGGCAGGTCGAGTGCTTCTTCCTTCGTGATTCTGAATGCGATCGAGTGCTCTTTTCGGATCAGACCGTCCAGGTCCTTGTACCCGACGATCTGCTTTCGGTTGAAGCCTCCCATGATCGCGTACCGATTTCTGAATTGATAGAAGTTCCGGCCGAAGATCGAAGCGTCCAGGAACCGGTACTGACTCCATATGTCGATTGCATCATTCTGTACCGGTGTTCCGGAGAGGATGAGCTTGTACCTTGCCTGGTCTCCTAACTTATGTATTGCTTTGCTCTGCTCTGCGTCGTGTGTCTTGATTCGCTGGCTCTCATCGCATATAATCAGATCAGCGTCGTATTCCTGGAGCTTCTCAAACAGTCCCTCTCTCCAGGTTGATTCGTAGTTGATCACGGCGACCTTGAGCGCTTTGAACGGGAACGCCTGCAGGTCCTCAATCATTCGGATCCTCTGTTGCTTCGTTCCCAGGAGCGCCTTGCAGGTCACTTTGAAGTCTGCGACCTCTGCGATCTCTTTTGGCCAGACCGACACGACGGACGTTGGTGCGATTACCAGGACTCTCTGGATCGTGCCTTTTTGGTATGCGGCTCCTGCGATAGCGATTGCCGTCCTGGTCTTGCCGCATCCCATTTCAAATAAAAGGCCGAAGCCTTTATTTGTGTTGGTTGCCATTATCATTCCTCCTTCATTGATTTGTTGCTGGCAGCAGTTCCTGGAACTCTACGCCATCCATCAGCTCTCTGTCTTTCAGGATGTCTTTTCCGCTTATGCTTCTGATTCCCTGGTATTCATAGTCCCGGTTCTGGCCGCGATTGCAGCGCTTGTTGTACTCCGGGTTCTGCAGTCTTTCAAATTTACCGCGTGTGGCCAGTGCTGTGCGGTTCAGCTTTTCTGCGATCAGAGTGAAGTCGTATCCTGCATCTACCATGTTGCACAAAGTTTCCACTTCTTCCTCTGTCCATTTTCGGGAGGGGCACCGCACCGGCTTCTTATTGATTCCAAGGCCCAGGATCCTGCACTTGATGGCTGCTTCCGAATGTCTCAGCTCTGCTGCCAGGTCGCTGTATGTATATGTCCCTTTGCTGAGCAGGTATCGGAGCTTATCGTCTTCCGTCTTCGTCCACGCTGCATTGTGCTGGCCGTGAAGCTGCAGCTTTTTATAATCCGCCTTGCGCTTCACATCCACCCAGTCCGGCTCTGCTCCGAGACCGTATTTCTCAAACCGGGAGAAGTCCAGGATGCTCTTGTTATCCTCGGCCCATTTCCAGAATACATCGATGTCGATCACCCTGAACCGGTTCTTCCTCACTACATACCATTTGACCGGCAGTCCGTGCCGGATCAGCTTGTCGCTGGTGTAGCCGAGCATGTTCTTTCCGTAGATCGCAAGCATGAGCTGGTTCAAGGATATCCTTGTATCTCCGGCCAGGTGTGCGCCGCATCCGAGCCGCTTCGCTCTGACGATGATTGCGTTCTCTGATCGGCCGAGCGCCTTGGAAAGTCCCTTGATGGAGACCGTGCCCCATTTATCCTGCAGGTAGGCTTCCTCTTTATCAGTCCACTTCTTCTTTTTCCGGGGTGCTTCAACGAGTTTTCTCATAGTCCAGGCACCTCGATTCTTTGAACGCACGTGCCATCATCTGAGCTGTTTCGCCTTCGTAATTGCCGCACATCCCTTCGTTATCAATATCCGCATAGACTCTCCTGAAGAAGTCATCAAATCTATTGTTTGCGTAGTCTTTTGCGAATTCCTTTGGAATCTCTAACTGTATGATCATCGTCTCCTGCCTCCCTTCGTGCTCATATGTGGGTAGTCGCGGTCTGCGTATGCTTCTCTGTCCCAGGAGAGCTTCTTTCCGCACCAGTGACAGTGCGTGTGGCCGACCTGTGTTCTCTTACCGCAAAGCGGGCAGGTATAAAGTCCTGCTGCACGTCTGACCGCCATTGCTGGCTGTTCGTACTTCTGGCTCATCTCTGATGCCTGAGCTGTTGCTTTGCTGTAGTCTGCGACGATGTCCGCTGCTTCTGTCAGCACATCCAGGTCGTCGTTCCATGACTCTCCACCATATTCGTTCCTAGCGATCTCTTTGATTTTGCTCTTGGTGATCTCCAGCTGTTCGATGATTTCATCGTATGTCATAGTTGCCTCCTATTCTGATTTCAGTACCTCTTTGGGATCCGCGAGGCCGAACGTCAGGAGTGCCATGTTGGCTGCTCTCACCTGGTGCTCGTACAGGCTGCCCTGCACTGGATAGCTGACCAGTGGCTTTGGCTCCTTCTCGACTCGCATCTTATCTACAGCTCGCTGCGTTTCATCCAGCTGCTGTCTGTAGCTTTCTATGGCCGGTGGCAGTCTCACGATCTTGGAGAGCTTGTCCAGCAGTTCCTTGCTGCAGTCTCCGATCATCATGCTCCTGCGCCGGTCGTACTTCATTGAGTTCCAGGACTTTATGATCGCCATCTGCATGTTGTCCACTTCGATCAGCATGATCTTTCCATCTTTCATTGCCATCTTCAATTTTATTTACCTTCTTTCCCTTCGCTATCTACAATCAGGTTATCAAGGTAACTGACTACTTTCTGGTAATCTTCTCTGACAGCATTTCCTTTAGTGTCTTCCCTGTTCCTGAATCATCAGTACTCTTCCAAACAGTGCGTTGACCCATTGCTTTCTCTCCTCTGTTACCATTGTCTGTTTCCCTCTCGTTCTATGTATGCTGCTCTTTCCTTCAAATACTCATCGTACTGATCTTCCTGATAGTAGTACTCTCCACCAATAGCCCTAACCATTCTTGGTTCCGCTTTTGGCGGCTCATAAGTGTCTGAAGCCAAGGCATAGAAAAAGGCCAGCCCCAGTGCGATCCCTATTCCTGTTGATGCCAGAATTTTTTTCACTTTCTTCTTGGCTACATTCACTCTCTGTCTATGCATTTTTCTTTTAGGTATCTCAGCTCTGATTCTGACCAGATTCTGCTGATGCATGATCACCTGTTCTCTGGTAATCATCTGTCTCTGCTCTCTATGCTGTTTTTGTTCGACTGGCAGTATTTCTCTCATTTACCAGCACTCCTTCCTCTTTCATTTTTTTGATAACGTTATATACGGGATGGCCTGCTGGGACCACCAGACCTTCTATACTCTTTCTCTTTGTACCATCACTCATTACGTGCGTTACCATCTTCCACTTCCTTCCGGTATTGCATTTATGCTCTCTAGGCTTTTTGGGCCCGGTAGTTTAAACAGGTTCTCCCATAAAAGAAAGAAGAACCTGTTGCCTCATGCTCCCTGAGTATTTTTAGGGGTAGCCGTATAGCTTATGCCTGCAGTGCCGGTTTTTCATGCCGACCGTTCGGGATTATTTCGCACCTACCAGTCCATGCTCCGAACGTTCTCTCACCTGGTATTCTCATCTGCCTCCAAGCCGAGCTTGTTTTACTAGGGTTTGCGCTTTCCACCCCTATGACGACGGTTCTCCGCAGGCATCGGATTCCCCGCCGAGTGGACTTATCTGCGTCGGCTCCACCAGACCTGGGTTTTTAATGAGGTCCCGCATCCCTCGTAGCTCTCTATTTAGTTGTTAGGCCATTACTGCTTTTGTATCGTCAATGGCTTTCTGTGCTTCCATGCCGGCTATAAATGAATTGGTCATCATAACGACGAGGGTTCTTTTGTCTTCCGGAATGCTGGCGAGTGTCTTTGCCACTTTTTCGGCATCGCTGAGCTGTTCTGCTGTGTATCTTCTTTCCTTTGTCATACCGTTTCCTCCTTTCGTTTGGTGCGTTGTTTTGTTGTCTCTGCCGTTATTATATATTGCCATCAGCGTGTTTGTCAATGTATTTTTATTGCCTTTGCGATATTTTATTGACAACGCCGTGTTGATGCTTTATAATTCAAAACATAGGAGGTGAGAAAATTGAATATAGGAGATCGCTTGAAACGATTAAGAAAAGAGCTCGATCTTACGCAAGAGGCTTTTGCTTCCAGAATTGGTTCTGTTCAGAATACAATCACTGGATATGAAAGCGGGAGGCGCAATCCTTCAGCTCCAGTCATTTCTCTTATTTGTAGAGAATTTGATGTGAATGAAGAGTGGCTCCGAAGCGGAACCGGTGAAATGTTCGCCCCTGAATCCAACGATGAGCTGGAAGCCCTGGCGAAAAAATACAATCTGTCTAATGCAGATCAGGTTCTTATAGAAAAATACGTGAACCTGAAATCAGGCTCACGTGAGACAATCATCAACTTTATGATTGATGTGGTTGCTGCCCTTGATGGTGCAGCTGATCAGAACGACAAGGCATTCCCTGTTGGAGATATCTACGCAGGGATTCCTGACACACCAGAGGAGCTGGAGCGAAAGTTCCCGCCGCTGGAAAATCGGGAAGAAAAAGAAGGCGGGCTTGGGTAGTATGTACCCAGTCCTCCTGGTCCTTATCGTAGCAATATGATCTGTGTTTTATTAGAAAAATCTAAATTATAATAAATGGTGCACGTGCACCGGTAGTAGATCGCGTAGATGTCTTTTCGTTTTAGAAAAATGTACTTTCTGCTCATCCGAACTCCCCCTTTAAAATAAAAGGACGGTAGGGCTGGGCACACGGATTTTATTATAATTTTTATTGTTCTAATAATATACAAGTAAATACTGGGAAGAGAGGAAGAAAATGGGATTATTCAAACGACTGTTTTCTAAGCCTACGGTTCAGATTGAAGTCGGAATCACGCATGAGCTGATCAAATCGCCACGAATGGATAGTAATGATCTTTACAGAAAAACCTGCCCTAAAATGCAGATATATAAAATCCGTGGCCGCAGCTTTGAAACAAAGAGGCTGTGCACTATTCGACGAGTTGCCTTGGATTCTGCTGATCGTGATGAAATCATTTCTTTCAGCGGATTGTATGATGTGCAAACTTTTGAAGCGATTGAGAGGGAGCTACCTACAGAAGCTCAGATAAATTATGCTATGGACCTGGGGATTACTCTTTCAGATGAATATAGCAAGGATGATCTCTCTTGTCTTATTTCAAGAATGACCGGCGAGACCAATCGGGACGATATGATCCCGGTAGAACTCAACCTCGCCAAGCTGGCAGCGGATCACAACGTATACTTGTCTGAGTTCTCTGGTGAAAAAAGAGCTTTGAATTGTTTGTGGCCGCAACTTTCGGGAGATGAGAAAATTTTATTTTTCATCTTTTGCGTTCATCAGAACATCCTGAATGGTTGTAGCTATAATTTGCGGCACACTCCTTATCTTGATTTGTATGAACGCTTTGTAAGAGATTATCGAGACGACCAGCAGTTGCTTCGCTCATTATCGAACTATGTTGGATCCGATTTAAGTCTTCATAAAGAGCCGAACAGGCAAAGAAATGCTTATAAAATAGCAAACGAATATTTAACTAAATAAAAAATTCGCCCGGTGCTACCAACACCAGACGAACCTCTGCTTCCCTTGTGGGATGCGATTGCTTATTAACCTTCGCAATATTAAGTATATCGCATTTTCCATGAGTCCACAAGGGCTTATTTTTTATACTCTTTTTTAGGAGGAATGCGTTTTGAAAACCAAAAATAGCAACTCGATCTATCCGGCAGACGAATTGGTCGACATCTATATCCGTGTATCAACAACAGAACAGGCTCTGGAAGGCTATTCTGTAGCTGAACAGGAGAACCGCCTCCGCCGATACTGCGAAGCCATGGGCTTCCAGATCCATAAGATCCATATCGATGCTGGCTTTTCGGGAGCCTCTCTGAATCGCCCGGCAATCAAGGAAGTAATCAAGGATATCCAAGGGCACTGCGTATCAAAAGTGCTTGTCTGGAAGCTGGACCGACTGTCCAGATCGCAGAAGGATATGCTGATTATGCTGGAGGATATCTTTCTGGCTAACGACTGTGATTTCATATCGATGATGGAATCCTTTGATACTTCTACCGCTTTTGGACGTGCGATCGTCGGCATCCTCGCTGCGTTCGCACAGTTGGAGCGTGAAAATATCAAGGAACGTACAACCATGGGGCGTCATGCTCGCCTTGCAAAAGGCCACTACAATGGTTCCAGACCTCCTCTCGGTTATCGCTTCCTGGAAAGCAGCAACGATCTGAAGGTAGAGCCTTACGAGGCTTCCATTGTGCGTGAGATCTTCTCTCTGTTCCTTGGTGGCACGTCAATCAATGCGATTGCTACACTGATGCAAAAGAAATACTCGACCGTCCGCACTTGGAATAATACGATGATTCGCCGGACTCTGAAGAATCCAGTTTACATCGGAAAGGTCCGCGATGTTGATGTCGTCCGCGATGGTATTCACGAAGCGATTATTTCAGAAACGGAGTTCTATATGGCGAATGCAACCCTGCAACATAATCAGGAGATCAAAAAGCAATCCTGCAGATCACGCAGCCTGCTCACTGGTCTTCTCTACTGCGGAGATTGCGGTGCACGAATGCAGCCACGTCAGATTGCAAGAGGGTATCCTCTTCGCCGGTATGTCTGCTATTCCGTAAGCCGAACCAGCAAGGCTATGATTCGTTCCGATCACTGTACCAATCGCCTGCATCCATACACGCAGGAGGAACTGGATAATATCATCAGTGGAGAAATCCGGAATCTGGCAGCAGATGAAGATTACCTGAGAGAAATTATCCGGGAAGATGCCGGACCGGTTCTTGATGAATCGGAACTCTTGCAAGATCGACTGACCGAGATTGATAAACAAACAGACAAGCTCTTGAATCTCTATCAGGTTGGTGTCGTGGATCTCTCGCAGATCGAACAGCGGCTGGCTGATCTGAAGCAAGAACGGGAAGCTCTGAAGGAAAACCTGGAGAAATCTGTACCGGTTGTTCATATGGATATACAAGAAATCCAGAGCCATGCAAATGCGTTTCAGAAGGCTCTGGATTGCGGAGATACAGAAAGGATCAACAGCGTTATTCGCCTGCTGATCGATAAGATCGTTGTTCTCAACGAAGATATTGAGATTCACTGGACCTTCTGTTAG